TGAGGGGTTTGTTGCAAAGATTGTTGAGGGGTTTGTTGCAAAGATTGTTGAGGGGCTTGTTGAGAAGGTTGTCCAGCACTATTAATTACATTAGCTCCTGCTCCTACTATGCTTGATGCTACGTTTCCAACACTATCGATTGCACCAGTTAATACATTTTCAGCAGTATTTACAGTTCCAGTTAATAACTCTCCTGTAGCATCTACTGTAGTATTTGCAATATTTCCTGTAGTATTAATTGCACTACTTGCAATGTCTCCTGTAGCTCCGACTACATTGGTTAATACGTTACCACTACCATCTATTTTTTGTACTTTTGAAACTGCATCTCCTACTACATTACTACTACCATCGACAGTTAATGTTCCAGAACCACCACTTCCTCCGCAATTACTGCAAGTTCCTGGGCAACTACTACATGCCGGGCATGTAGGACATACAGGAGGTACAATCTGTGTTTTTAAGATATAATCATTCAAATTAAATTTATCACTTTCTGCTTCTTGGTTTTCTTCATTATTTTTGTTCGAATCTAATACATCATCGGCAGAAATTTCTTCATCTTTAACATTCTTCTTAAGTTTCTCTTTTTGCATATAGTATTTGAAAAAATCTTTGTAGGATAAATCCCCAGTTTCTTTGTCTTCTATTTCTTCTAGTCCATCAACTAATTCATCTAACATACTACCTACTTCAGTTCCAAGTTTTCCACCAACACTTGCAAATAACTTATCTTTGTTATCTTCTAAAGTTTCTTTTAATTCTTTTCCTTCATAAGAACCCATCTTAGCACCATTGTATAAACCATTAGGATTGAATCTTTTAATATTTTTAATTTTGATTTCATTCTCATTTTCCTTACATAAAATAATTACTAATGTTTCATAACCTTTTGAAATATAAAGAACAGTATTCTTTCCTCCTAAATCATTAATAGTACATACAGAATAAGAAACATCCTTATATTCAGTATTATTACCATATTCTTTCTTTGAACCTTCGGTTTCAGTTGAATTACTTTCAAAACGTTGAATCGTTTCTTTATTTCTATCTTCGCGATTGTAAATATCAATATTAGTCATTTCTTTATTTAATACTAAAAGATTACCATTCTTTAAATCATACTTTACATGTTTACATAATTGATGTACTGTGCGTTCATGGTTATAACTTGGTTCTAATACATCTTTATTATTTTCTGGGTCCATTTCTTCTTCACAATCCATATTTTCTAAAGTCTCGCCTTGTAATAATTTTCCTTGTGGAGTCTCGTCTTCATTAAATAAAAAGGAACCCTCTTGAGCAAAAGGACTACTAGATACGTTTATAACATGAATAAATGTTTTCTTATCCCATGGAACATATATGACAGCGTATTTATTTGTATGACTACTTTGTGTGTAATAAAGTTTACTTTTTAAAGATGAATGTAATATTTCATTAGGTAATTCAATCTCAGTATCTTCATTTTCTATCTTATAAATATAAGTATCTTGTTCTATTCTAGGAGTTACAATAATATTTTCTACGATTTTACTATTTTCATCAGTTGCTTCATCAGAAGTTCCATCAACCTCTACTAGTGACCCGTTTTTAGTATCAAAAAATAAATTATCATACAATTTATATACTTTCTTATCACTGTATTGTGGTATAATTTGTTCGGTCATGCTATCTTCATTTTTCAAAAAAGTAATAAATCCTTCTCTTTGAAAGAAGGGACTTTTGCAAAATAATGTAAATAATACCAATACAATTAATAAAAGTAAAAGAACAATAAATGGAGTAATTTTCATTTATATATTTATATAGTATGTTTTGAAAATATATAAATGAAAAAACAAAAAATAAAATTGAATGTTAAATACCTCTAAATTATAATTAAAATCATGTTAGAACGTTTTTATGATGTTGAAAATAAATATGAAATTTGTATAGATGAAGCTGGCAGGGGATGTTTGTTTGGTCGTGTATATATTGCATGTGTTGTTTTACCTAAAGAATCGGAATCATTTGATGGGACCAATATAAAAGATAGTAAAAAGTTTACGTCAAAGAAAAAATTGCAAAATACGGCAGACTACATAAAACAAAATGCATTAGCATGGCATGTGGAATTTGTTGATGCTGATGTAATAGATAAAATAAATATACTGAAAGCAGTTATGAAAGGCATGCATAATTGTATTAAAAATGTAATAATAAAATTAAATGCATCAGAAGATGATTGTACAGCATTAATTGATGGAAACTATTTTACTCCATATATGGTTTTTGATAATGATAAACAAGCCTTAGTACCCATGAAATCACTTACTGTCGAACAAGGAGATGCTAAATATATGGGAATCGCGGCTGCAAGTATCTTAGCAAAAACCTCAAGAGATGCTTATGTAAATGATATGTGTGATAATATACCATTACTTGATGAATATTATGGGTTTCGGAAAAATGTTGGCTACGCGACAAAGCAACATCGTGAGGGTATTTTAAAATATGGTATTACCAAATGGCATCGTAAAACCTATGGAGAAACTTGTAGAAATGCCAAAGTTTTCGATATTGAAAGTATAGAAACTTAATAATTAGTCATCAACTCTTCAATTGTATTTTTAGATACACAATAGTAATTATGATTTGCGTCCTTCTTGCTGTATCCAATTAAAAATTTTTCTTCTTTTTTAAAATAACAAAATCCTAGAGTATATTCCACTCTACTTCCGTCAAATGTAAACATTTTTGATATGCGTTTTACATTTAAGGTATCTTTATCTAAAACAACAAACATATGATAATAAAATCTATTCGTTTCATAACTTACTACATGAGTAATAAACCAAATTTCGTTATCAATTTCTACTCCGTTTGTGGAACCTCGAACATCTTTTAAAAAATTGGGTGCATCTATTGTATATTGTAATGACACATTTTCATATTGTAAATCTTGATTAAAAACTGACGATGCATTTAAATTGTCTAATTTGTATATTTCTAATGGATACCATTGATAAATTATATATGTTTCGTTATTTTTAGAAAATAATACCCAATTTTTTTCTATTCTATTTTTGTTTTCTTTATCTAACAAACACGAATCTATTTCTTCTTTTTCAAGGCTCAACCTTCCATTTTCAATATGAATACTCATATCACCATAACCTTCATATTGAGTAATTTTATTTCCTGTAAATTCAATGTTCGTACCATCACTCATTATTCTAATATCCTCAGTACCTCCATAAAATCCATCTAACTTATTATTGTATTTTATTTCAAATTCTTTTTCTAATTTTAACTCATTATCTTGGAGTTTAAATATTGCACACATATTTCTAGTTATAATATTCGAACAATAAATATATTGGTCACTATCATCTTTTGCTTTATATTCACCTTCTGAATCTATATAATAATTAACATAACGAACTACATTAATCAGTTTATTATTATGTAAGCATATTGATGGTGTAGATGGATGAAACTCATAGTTATGTTTCATTTTTATATTTTTTCCAACATTATTTAAAGGCGTTAAATCAAATATAGGTTCACAAGAATGGTTTTTAAGATTAATTGCATAAAATTTAAGATTAGATAACATATTATCTCTCTTACCATCACTTAAATTAGATTTGTTAAATAATTCTTGATAAATATTATTTACCTTACTGTAATCATCGGTAATATAATAACAAATCACTGAATATTCATAATCTAGTAAAATATCGTATATTTCCTTTTTAAAAAATAATTCTTCTTGAGGGTTTACTTCGTTACGATGTTTACAAGCAAGCTCATAGAAATAATTTGCTATTTTATTTTTTCCTTCATTGCGATAATGAGATATAACTTCATATAGTCCTTCTATTCTTTTTGGCAAATTATCAAAACCTTCTAACCAAGCATTAATTGCTTCACCTATTTGATTTAAATCTCTATAGCATATTCCAATATAATAGTATGACATAGCGATTTCTTGATACCAACCACCGGCCTGTATTCTTCTTTTATAATATTCTATCGCTTTTTCTGGTTTTCCACAATCTTTAAAACTGTTTCCAAGATAAAAAAGATATCTACAATTATCTGGGTCATCAATTAATCCTTTTTCTAATAAACGTATATCTCTTTCAAATTTATCATCTTTGCAACCACCATCTCCAATATCACGTATAAAGATTTGTTCTTTGCGTAAATTTTCTTTTGAATAATCATTATCTTTATCAATATATTCATGCGTTGGACATTTATAACAAAACCCAATATTATTTTTTGCAATTCTTGCATTATTCCATTGAAAATTATCAGTTCCTTGTAAAATAAAATACAAATCATGAGTAAGATTTCTTTTAAAATTATCATTATTAAAATCTGATGAGAACTCTAATTTCATATCAGCGTCTAATAATAAAATATAATCAGAGTCTGGTTCATTTTCACATTGTTGAAGAGCATAACTTCTAGTTTTTCCAAAGTCTTCAAATGGTTTACAAACAATTTTCCCTTGAATGTTTTTGTCCTTAAAATAGTTCTCTAGTACCTCAATTGTATTATCTGTGCTACCTGTGTCACATATTACATAATGGTCAATGAAATCTATAACAGTATCTAACATACGTGTAATAATTTTACTCTCATTTTTAATTATCATATTTAAACATATTTTAGGAATTTGTTCCATTAGTAATAAATAGTATTTCATTTTATATGTTTTTTTGTAGTAAGTTTTTTTCGGTATATATATTAATTTATCATGTCATTTACTAGATTTCACGATGACGAAGCAAGAATAAAAAAACAATTAGAAGAAAGTACTTTTCAAGGAAGATATTTTTTAAATGTACCAGGGCCCGGAATGAATTTATCTTTTAACGAAGACCCTCATATTCGTTTGCAAAAATGGGGTGCAAATTTACATAATAACACCGTTAATTTAGAGAGTGATTTACATGGATTAACTAGAAAAACGAATAGAGACTTACCAAAACATAACGATTACAAAACATTTAGTACAACTTCTAGTCAATACAGTTATAAAACGGAAAAACCATTAGTGGAAGAAAGTAGAGCAAGTCATCCAGCATGGATGTATAAAGCTTTAGAACAACCTAGATGGGAAACACCTTTTTTTAATCCTCAGAATGATTTAGAAAGAAACTTTCAACATAATGTTCATACTCGCATTATAGAAAAAGACCAATTTGTACCTACTATTCCTAGCGTAAATGGTAATCAACAATACTATTTATCTGGCCCCTCTATGTGTATAGGTGGAAAAGAAAAGGAATGTTTTGGAACAGAAATACAATAAAACTAATTTTTTATAATATGTTATAATATATTATAATGGAGATTGCTATACCTGGAATTGCATTAGGATTACTATATGTAGCAAATAATCAAAATAAAGAAGAAGAAAAAGTAAACGAAAACTTTACTTCTAGAAATGCTTTACCTAACACAAATATACCTGATAAAAATTATCCTACTAATGATATGGTTGTATCTAGTGAATTAGAAAAAACTTCATCCATATCAAGAGTAAATCGATATGATAGTGACGGTGTATACACTGATAAATATTTTCATTCTAGACAAAATGACAACAAGCAAGATACCTATGATGAAGAATTACCATTTTATTCTATGACTGGAGAAAAAGTAGGAAGTGACTACTTTAAGCATAATAATATGGTTCCTTACTTTGGTAGTAAAACAAGGACAGTAAATACAGGACCCAATTCAAATGAAGGTCTTTTAGACAATTACACTGGTGGTGGTTCACAAAATGTAAGTAAAAAAGAACAATCCCCTCTATTTAAACCAGATGAAAATGTTCAATGGGCAAATGGTATGCCTAATCAAAGTGAATTTATTCAATCCCGAGTCAACCCTAGTATGAGAATGGCAAATGTAAAACCATTTGAAGAGCAAAGAGTTGCACCTGGATTAGGTTTAGGATATACAAACGAAGGTTCTGACGGATTCAATTCAGGTATGATGATGAGAGACCAATGGATGCCTAAAACTGCAGATGAATTACGTGTAAAAACCAACCCAAAATCAGGAGGACTTTCTTTAATAGGACACGAAGGACCTGCTAGTAGTTCTATTAAAAATATGGCTACCAGAGAACAAATGGGTATTATGGAAAAACATCGTCCTGAACGTGCATTTGCATTTGATGAACGTGATATGAGTTCTGGTTCAAATGGTGGCCAAACGAATAAAAATACTGATATTGGTCGTTTATTTACAACCGGTGGTGTAGAAAAAGGTCAAACTTTACATTCTATGCCTATTGACCGTAATGTAACTCGCCCAGAGACTACTCGTTCATATACTGGTGGTGCTGGTGGTGACCAAAAAGAAACTTATATGCCTGGAGAATATATGCCCTCTCATAATCAACAACTTGGGCCTGTACCCTTAGGCGTTGCAAATGCAAACAGTCGTAATCATGCAACCAGTGGAGACTATGGAATAAAATCAAAACATGCCTATCCTAACAACAGAACAGCAAATAAACAAAATGGATATTTCGGTATGGTAAGCGGTGGTTTAAGCGCTGCTATAGCACCATTAATGGATGTTTTACGACCCTCTAGAAAAGAAAATGTAATTGGTACATTACGTCCTTACCAAAACCCTGGAACAACTGTACCTAATTCTTACATTTTTAATCCTGCTGACCGTCCTGCAACAACAATTCGTGAAACTACTGAACATTCTAAAAATCACATGAATGTCAATGCACAAGAACGTGGTGCTTACCATGTAACTGACCATCAAGTAGCATTTACTACAAGAAATGAAACTGGTGATTATTATTATACCGGTGGTGCTGGTGCTACAGAAGGTCATCGTGAATTAAAATCATATGAAGCCATTGAAAACCAACGTAATAATGACATTAAAGCTTCTACTATTAATGGACGTTTAACAAAGGGCAATATGTCTTTAATGAATGGTAATGTTAATATGAGAGAAAAAACAAGAGATACTTCTTTAAAAAATAATCGCGATGTAGTAGGAAATATGCCTTATCGTTCACCTGATGTTGAAAATATGGGAACTCTTGCCGGTCATCAAAAATCTCTTCCTAATAACATTAATGTACAACGCAATGATTTTGACATTCAAGGTCAATTAAGCAAGAACCCTTATGTTGTTGACTATAAAAATGCTCTCTAATTAAAATAATTTTATTTTTAAATAAAACAATAAAATTATCTAATCAAATTTTATATCAAATTTTGATGTTACCACGTTTAGATGATTTTCAACAAGAATTTAAAATTTCAAAAAATGAGAGAGTAAAAAATTATGAAGGTTATTCTTTATCTGCATTCAAAAAAGATAAAAGAATTCTTAATTTTTCTCCTGGGCCAACTGCCTTGCCAAAAGAAATAATGAAAGATATGATTGAAGAAATGAACAATGAATGGATATTAGGTGTCACTCCATTAGAAATTTCACATAGGTCTCCAGAATTTCTACAAATAAAGGATAGTTGTGAGCAACTATTTAAAGAACTATTAGAAATACCAAACGATTTTTCTTTGCTTTGGACACATGGTGGAGGGCATGGACAATTTTCAGCGGTTCCTTTAAATTTAGTTGAAAATCATGACGATGCACCAAATTATATTGTAACAGGTACATGGTCAAAACGGTCATTTACCGAAGCATTAAAATTTTGCAAACCTTATGAAAGTACAGAAAATAATGATATATCAGAAATTGATAAAATAAACAAAAAGTTTCTTAATGAGTCAACCAAAAAACTATCAAAGTATATATACATTTGTTCCAATGAAACCATTAATGGTTTAGAATTTAGAGAAGATGGTTTAAAGATTCCTTCCAAGGAGGATACAGATAATAAAATTATGATTGTTGATATGTCTAGTGATATTCTAAGTAAAAAAGTAAATTGGAAAAATATTGATGTTGCGTTTGCGTGTGCTCCAAAGAATTTCGGATTTCCTGGGTCGACTGTAACAATCATTCACAATGATTTATTAAAAGAAGATTATCAAAATTATTATAAAAATATTCCATCATTACTTGATTGGAAATTAATTAAAAATTCTGATTCATTCTGGAATACACTTCCTGTATTCAATATTTATATTACTGAAAAAATTTTGCAATATTACAAAAATATTGGTGGTTTAACAAAAATACAGGAATATTCAAAGATAAAAGCTGACTTAATATACTCTATCCTTGATGATGAAAATACTATTTATGAACCAATTGTTTCAAAGGACCGGGAAGAAAGAAGCCGTATGAATATTCCATTTTTTATAAAAGACAAAGAAATGATGGAATCATTCTTACATAATGCATATATGAACAATATAGTAGGTTTAAGAACAAAGACGCCTTTTAACAACCCAGATAAACCAGAAGCACTAAGAATCAGTTTATATAATCCTATTTCTGTAAGTGATACAATAATACTTTGTTCATTTATGAAAAAATTCAATGAAATAGTTTATTTGAAATAGACAAATAATCTCTGGATTCAAAATCATACGAGCGATATCTTACTTGTAAAGTAATTTTAAGGGGAATTGAGTGATAATTGTTTTCGTTCCAACAAAAATCTTTATTCATGTATTTTTCAAAAAAAAGAAAAAAATATTCAAGTCCTGTCGCTTCTTTTGGATGAGTATAGTCTATTTTACTATATCGCTCTTCATATCTGGATTTATCAAAAAAATCAGCCATAGTATTACATTCTAAAAATCCACTTGTAATATAATGGTTATAAGGATTAGAATTACGTTCGTAATGGTGAATTATATTGATATCCCTTCTCGCTTCCCTATCCACTCTCGCTTCTTCTACAGAGGAGGGGTCAAGTCCCGGAAGATCATAACACCCAGCTTTAGCCCTAATATCAAATGCAGTAACTGGCACTTTTCGTCTTTTTTCATTCTCCAAATTATCTTCTTGAAGTTCATTTAACGCCATTTTATTTGTTTCAAACCAGTTATCGAACTGTTTTTTTATATTTTTGCTGATTTTTGAATCTGAATTACCTAACAAAAAATCCTGAATACTATCCAAATTATCAGTAAGATTAGAATACAAAATTAACGGTTCTGTATCATCATCTGTTGGTAATTTTGATATAGTTATATAATATTGTTTCGAATAAGTAATTCCCATGTCTCTATATATAAGAATGAAATGTTTAAGTAGTTTGATAATATTATTTAAGAAAGCCTATTATGAAATCATCTCATCCAATTTTTTACACATGTAAGCCGAAATTATAATATTACATCGTATAATATTATCCATTGTTATATTATACGATGAAAACTACTAGAATATTAATTTTAATATTTTTAATATTGACTTTCTTACTTGGTTTATATGTAACTGTTTTTCATAAAGTATCTTTTGAGAAAAAAGAAGGTTTTAGTTCTCAAAAAGAAGGAATGGAAACATCTTCCTGTCCAGATATGTTAGTTAAAAAAGGAAATGTATTGTTGTTATATAATTCCAATGAACCAACTGGACCTGAAAATCCTATTCCATTTTTTAATTTAGACGAATATATAAATTATTTAGAAGTACAAAAAGAAAAGGGATATGATTGTCCTGTATTATATTTACAAGAAGAAACCAATGCCCAAGGCGAAGATGTGTATCGCGTGCGCCCAAGTCCATTTGATTTACAAGGTGGACTTCCTGCCCAATCAAATATTTCTGAAGAAACTTTAAAAAAGGCTAAAAAAGTAATGGATGCTAGTCGTGATAATTCTAGTTATAATATTAATCATTACGCAGGGTTTGACGCTCATGGTCAACATGTTGGCGAATATACTGACCTGGACGCTCTTCATGATAGTACAAAAACAAAAAAAATAAGCGATAATCCAATGGATTCAAATTGGGCTGGAACCACTTATACACAACAAATGGTAGATTCTGGAAAATATGAAAAAAGAGAAATAACCAAACCCTATTTTTTCAAACCTAAAACTGTATTCTTCCCGAATACTCCATCTGTAGTACCTCCTCCAAAGGATATACTTTAATTTACATATTTGAAATTTTATTTTTTTACTTTAAAAAATAAAATTAATTATATATGAGTGAAAATAGAATAATTAAAAATAATTCCGAAAATTTAATAATATGCTTTGGTGGTATGCAATTAAAAATTGGTGGAATATTACCATTTGAATTCTTAAATTACTTATCAAAAACATATGAAAAAAATACAGATTTATATTTTTATATTGACAAAAACCAATGTTGGTATCATAAAGGAATTGATGGTATTACAAATAATATAGACGATACCGTTTTATATCTTAACAGTATAATAAAAAAACAAAATTATAAAAAAATAATATTTATGGGGGTATCAGCAGGTGGATATGCCAGTATATTATTTGGCTCATTATGTAATATAAGTAATGTTATAGCTTTTATTCCAAGAACAAAACTAACTCCTGATGTAGTACCTATTGATAAAAAATATGACGATTTAAAAAATATTATTAATAATGAAACCGAATATATTTTATATGGTGATATAAAACCCATACATAATAATCCTCATCATCATATATCACAATGTCATCATTTGGACTGTTTTAAAAATGTGAAAATTATTTATAATAAACAATTAGATATGAAAGTATTAAGAGATAATGGAACTGTAAAAAAAATTATCGATAATATTTTAGTAAATCTTTTGTAATTTTTGGATAAATTTAAAAAATTAAATTTATATCAGAATATATTAAAATATGAAATTAGGTTTAATGGCTATGTTTAAAAATGAAGGTCATATACTCTATGAATTTATTAATCATTATATGTTAGAAGGAGTAGACCAATTTATTTTAATTGATGATAATTCTACTGATAATTATTATGAAAATAATAAAAATTGGATGGATTCATTAGTTAAATCAAATATAATAACTATAAAAAAATCTGAAAAAAAAATACAAACTGAAATATACAATGAGCAATTAAATAATATAAACAAATTTGATTGGTTAATTGTTTGTGACTTAGATGAATTTATGTTTAGTGTACCTAAAGACACTACAATTAAAAGTTTAATTGAAAAAGAAAAACTTTTCTTAGATTGTAACTATATTGAACTTCCGTGGAAAATGTTTACCCACAAGTCATATTTTCAACCAAATTCTATAATTAATGATAATATTATGACCCATAGTTCAAAATATGATTCTACATCTGGTTCTTTTGGTTGGAAATATATTATAAAACCTAAATTTGTAATATCATTTGATGTTCATAGTTGTGAATTAATAAAGAAAGAAGTAAAAACTTTGGAATCTTGTCATAACAATTTAATACAAAATAATCATTATAGAACTCAATCAGATGAATTTCTAAAAGGTGTCAAAGAAATAAGAGGTGGTGGAGGTCTGAAGCGCAATTGGGATAACAAAAAATATATCCACTTTAAAAACCACAAATTAAATATTTATAATAAAAAATGTACGTTACTACGAGACAAACGTAGAGATTTAATTAATAAATGTTTAAATATAAATTTAGTAAGACCATATTCTTATAAAGATTCGTCATTTATTAAAAATCAAAAGGTAATTAAATTAAATATCAACTGTGGATTATGTAATAGATTACAGACAATATTTTATCATATAAATAAACTTCGAGAAAACGAAAATTTAGTTGTAATTTGGCCATGGAATAATTCAGACCCTAATGGAAAATTTTATGATTATTTCGAGCCTATAAAAAATCTATATTTTATAAATGAAAATGAGAGTTATAAATTTCCTATATATTATACAGGTAATGGCTCTGATTTAAATTTAAAAAATAATAATTATGAAAAATTAAAATTAAAATCGCCCGTTTTAGAAATTGTGAAAAATGAAGTAATGAAATTATAAAACAATATTAATACACCCATTTTATAATGTCAATTAATTCTTCTGTAAGGAAAGGATAAATAACAGCGTACATACTTTTAATATAGATAGACGGATTAATAATTTGAATTTCCTTCAAATATTTACCATACTTATCTTTTAATATTTGTAAAATTCCAAAGGCTACTCCAGTTTGTAGTGAATGTTTTAATCCGAAATCTTTGCTATCAAATATCCATATCCATGGTTTATCCCCATTTAAATCTAAAATCTCTTCATAATGATTAATTATACCTTCTGTATCCCAATATTTACTAGCCATAGCTGGGCATGTATAATAATAATTCACATCATTTTCATTCTTTAAAAAGTAAAAAGAATGACTACCAGGTTCATCAAAACATATTTGACACATATAATTACAATAATTAAATAATATTTAATTACTTAATTATTTTAAAATAATAAAAAAATTTTGATGTTTGCTATGCAACTCTTTGATATTTTGCGTGTTTTTCCGTTACTTTCGTAAACAACATCATTTAAGCAATCTGGATTTTCTTGTAAACGTTTTAAAAAATCCGGAAAACTTGAATATTCTTTCATTATTGCCATCGCAGTTGTAGAACTAATACCTGGAATTTGACATAAAATAATTTGACCAAAATTTCCAGTATTAATATTATCTTTTTTTACTTTTTTAACAACTCTACAATACTCTGCATTAGTAGTTTGTTGAGTTTGTTCATTTAAATTTTCAAATACGTTATTGCTAATGTCTTGATTTTTTGAACGAAAATGCCTTAAAAATGGGTCGGTTAAAAAATACGGTAACTTGTTTTTTTGAAAATTTTTTTCTATTTTTTCACTCATTTGCAATATCCATTCTGCTGACTCTCGCACTGATGACGAACGATGTACACTAAAACCCTTAAAATAATTTAATGATGTCAAAGTAGAATACAAAATTTTCTTCTCAAGAGGACTTTGTAATTGTGACAAAACACCCTCAATCAAGTAAATAACAGAGTGAGGTATTAAATCACCAGAATGTAATAACCTATATGATTGTTCTTCATAACGACCATCTTTTATAGATGCAAATAAATCTGCAAAGGTTTTCCTTTCAACTAACAATATATCTTTATCTTCATCCGTGCGTAATAGAATATCTCCTAAAGGTAGTACTTCTTTGGATAATGTTACAGAACTAGCGTTAGGCTTTCCCAACAAAATAGAATTACATGTATCAAATAATTGATGTTCTCGTTCATCTAAAATTATTTTCATTTTTCAATTATAAATAACTTATTTTATTATTTATAATATGTTTTTAATCTATTTTATTTAAAGGTTTAATTTACTTTAATTTGAAGTAGTGAGTAGAACCAGGACGTACACTTACAGGGCGGGAAGGGTTAACTGTGCTTACAAGAGGCATCTTTAATACGGCTAAGTTTTGAGAGGTACCCTTAAGAGCAATACTGCTCCATGATTCACGACCTACCAAATAAGGAAGACCTGCCTTTTTGTTACCTCCACCTTGATTTTGATTAGTTATGCTAGCAATAGAAGCAGTTTTTTTAGTTTGACTGTAAACCATCTTATATATATTCAATATATATTATTTATTTTCGAATTCAAAAATTGATTAATAAAAAGACCTAAATATTATTGAATTAAAAATAAATATGGATGACGATATAAGAATCGAAAAAAATAACAATGGTACAGAAACACTCATTTTTGACCCATATAATCCCCTAAATAAATTAATTACCAAAGAACAAATACAAGAAATCATGGCAAAATATAATGTTCCTTATGAATTACATAATATTGAATTATATAAACGAGCGTTTATCCACCGCTCTTATATTCGTAGACCTGATATAGAAAACAAAACAAACAATATTACCATTGCAGATAAACCGGAAGGCTGCATTGATTTATTTACAAAATCAAATGAACGACTTGAATTTGTTGGAGATGGTGTTTTGGAATTAATAACTAAATATTATCTTTATCGTAGATTTCCTAAAGCCGATGAAGGATTCATGACAGAAAAAAAAATAGCATTAGTAAAAAATGAGTCTATTGGTAAAATGGCTTATGAAATGGGATTACATAATTTTATAATATTATCAAAACACGCAGAAAGCAAACAAATTAGAACGAACCTAAAAAAGTTAGGATGTCTTTTCGAGTCTTTCATTGGTGCTATGTTTTTGGATTTTAATAAAATTAGTATTGAAGATGAACATGGTTGGTTCAAAAATGTATTTGTTTGTGGCCCAGGCTTTCAAATGGTACAAATATTTGTAGAAAGTATATTTGAAAAACATGTAGATTGGACAGCACTTATTGAAAATGATGATAATTTTAAAAATAAATTACAAGTGAAAATACAAAAAGAATTTAAAGTTACACCAGATTATTTGGAAATCAGTGAACATGACGCAGACATAGGTTATCACTGCGGTGTCTATTTATGTTTAGGACAAGCTGTGCATACATTAAACCACCAGGACTCTATTCCTATCTCAAGATTTACCTCTTATAATGATATTCATCAGCATATGTCAGAAGTTGGGAAATTATTCTTATTTATGGGTGAAGGAAAACATAAATTAAAAAAGAAAGCCGAACAAACTGCATGTGATGCAGCAATTAATTCTTTGGAAAATTTTCAAATGTCATCTAGTAAATAAGGTCCACAAAAATCAAATAAATGAATAGGTAAATCATTGCGCAGATATTTACAAATACCATTTTTATTCCATTCCACTTGCAAAGTCTTTATTTCGACTCCATTAAGCCATGCTTTTTGAACTGCTTTTTTATAGGTTAAATCAATATTTGATGGTTGAAAACTACTCGCATCACTTCTTTGGACGATGAAACATAATATAGCTCTGGTTTCACTAGTTTTTGCAATCTCCTCCAATTCTTCTATATGTTTTAGTGCTCTTGGACTAACTACATCCGTACTATTCTTTCGATATCCATCTGGAAAATAAGCTATTTTGTCGTGAAACTCTTTATTTTTTATTTCATCTTTATATTTTTTTCTATCTTTTTTTGGTACATCTACATAATCAGCCAAAGGGACATTTTTTATTTCTAAAACAAATGGTCGTCTAGTTTCATCTAATCCTATGAAATCAAATCTTGAATTCATAATAGTTTTTTCTCTAGCATATTTTTTAATATTCCGTAGACCTTGTATAAAACCCATTACTAATGCCTTTTCAGCAATATATTCGCCTAATTTTGGATTGATTCCAACATATATTTGTAAATTATCTTCTTTATAAACGCTTAATTCCACTCTATGACTACATTTTGTTTTTTTACCATTTATTTTAGATAATACAACTGTAGCCTCTTTATCGGCTAATCCACAACAACCCAACGATGGAGAATGTCCCATTATTTCTAATCCATCATCTTCTAAAACAATATCTGCAACATATGGTGTTTTACAATATAATGACGGACGTTTGATAACCAATCCTTGAACTGGTTTTTCGATTTGATATAACATAATTCTGACTCAGTTATAAATTTACAATTTGTTTCAATTTTTATAATTTTTTATATATTTATTTAAAAGTAAATATATAATAATTACAGAATGGTATATTTTGTATCAAAAGAAAATCAAAATTTGTTATGGAACGTTATTCATAATAATTCAACAATACAAATATTTTTAAAAAATATGAGTACTGATGATAAAAATCATTGGTTTCGAAGTATTATTGAGCATTTTTATAAAAAATATGGTCCAGTTGATTTATCATTTTATCAATTAAAAACTATAAATAAAGAAGTAATTATATACATAATACAATATGTACAAAAACAAAATAATCAAATCCAAAATCAATCATTATCCGATAACTTTCAACAAATACAAACTCCTGCCTATGAAAAGAACAACCGCGAAGAAGAATATATAAGTCAATTTGAAATGAGACAAAAAGAATACAATCAAATGCTTGAAAAAAAAGCTCCTGATGAAATTAATTTTAGTGAAAATATAGAAAAAGATACACCTATTCAAGATATGAAGGCTCTTATGAAAAAACATATTGAAGAAAGAGATATGGATATATCCTGGCAGAATCAAAATCCAAAATTAACTATAAATGAAGAACAAGTATCTTTAGAAACGAATACCATAGATGAAATAAAACACCAAATAAAAAATGAAAAAAGAAAAATATCATGGGAAGATGAAATAGATTATCACGAAAAATACATCACTTTGAAAGAAAATTATTCCATGTTATACGAAGATTACTTACAAATGAAAATGAATAAAATAATATAAAGTTATTTTAAATTAACTATTAATGGATATTTTACAAAATACTTTTTACATTAATTTAGAACACAGAACTGACCGTCTTGAACACGTACAAAATGAATTGAAAAAAATTGGAATTAATGGCGAACGATTTAATGCTATTAAAACTAAATCAGGTGCTGTTGGTTGCACATTAAGTCATATAAAATGTTTAGAGTTAGCGAAAGAAAGAAATTATGAAGAAGTGTTTATTTGTGAGGATGATATTACATTTACAAATCCCAAATTATTTTTAGAAAACTTACAAAAATTTTGCGATAATGATGATATCATGTGGGATGTATTGATTATTGGTGGAAATAATGTGCCTCCCTATAAACAATATTATGATTATTGCGCTAGGGTATTTAATTGTCAAACAACAACTGGATATATTGTTAAACAAGATTTTTACGATATCATTATAAAAAATTTTAAAGAAGGACTGTTTAATCTTATGAAGAATCCAGAAAATAAGCGTGAATATGCTATTGATATATATTGGAAAAAACTACAAATGGAAAATTTTTGGTATATGATTACTCCTCCTACTGTAACACAATATACAAATTATAGTGATATTGAAGGAAGAGAAACTCATTATGATAACTTGCTTTTAGATATGAATAAAGCATGGATGTTTAATTTTAATGAAATGATTTCAAAAAAATAAATATGTAATTATTACTATATATTTATTTATATATTAATCCAGGTAAGGTACTATTTGAAATATAATCTATACTCGCACCGCCTCCAGTAGAAATATGATGAAAATTATTTTCATAATCATTTACAAATCCGGCAGTATCTCCTCCTCCGATTATAACTTTAGCTTTACATGAGTTTAATAGGTGGATTAACATTTCTGAACCATTTTTATAAAAAGGGTCTTCACATATACCTAGACTGCCATTCCAAAATACAATATTTGATTGATTAATTAAACTGGCTAATGTATTCATAGATTGCGGGCCTATATCAAATATTTTATTACTTCCCAAAAGGTTTGTATCAAATAAATTACCAAAATATTTATGTTGTAAATCATTATAATTATTATTGACAAATCTAGGATTAACATTACCAAATCCGTCACTTGCATATATAATTTCAGCCTTATTACTGCTTATTTTATTAAAAAACTCTTTATTTTCTTCTATGCTGTTTAAATTATTACCTGCAACAAAAATATAATCAACTATTGTTGATAGTTTTTCCAACATAGGCATTTTATCACTTACTTTGCTACCACCAATAATTGCCGTCATAACACTACCATTATTTTTAAGTATCATATTAAAAGTATCTATTTCTTTTATAAAACAATAACCATAACAATGAATATCACTATTTATTCTTGTAATACTATAGTGTTCACGATGTGACGCCGAAAAAGCTTCATTACAGAAAATATCGATATGAAATTTAATTGCTTCGCTTTCTTTTGGTTTTGTTTCATAATCATGAAAGCGTACATTTTCCATTAAACATAATACTGAATCATTTGATAATATTTCATCATTTGTTGTTGAAAAACCATTTTCTAAGAAATAAATATTGTTTATATTTAAATACATCTTTAAAGTTTTCAAAAATATTTTTGTAGAATATTTTGAATCATAACCATAAGGTCTACCATAATGGGTCATTAAAATTAATTTTTTGGGTCTATCTAATAAGATTTTATGTATTGTCGGTAACGCGCTAGTTATACGATAATCATCTGTAATGATGCCGTCCTCATCAACTGGACAATTAAAGTCACAGCGAACGGCTACTATTTTATCAAAACAATCAATATTACTAATTTTTGTTAAAGATGTTTGATTGTTTTTATAAAACATCGTTTTCACCATTTTAATCATTTGAGCAGCATAAGACCATTCATTATCATACCAAAGAGTAAATTTTATACTTTTATCATCAATCTGAAAAGTAGAATAATAATCTACAATCGTAGGATGCTTTGTTCCAATAAAGTCACTGCTTACAAGTTTTTCTTTATTCACTATTAATACATCATTTTGCAGTTTTTCTAAATCGTCCAATATTTTCTCTTTGGTAATACTATTTTTAAAGGTCACATTGACATCAATCATAGAAACATTGGATGTGGGAATTCGAACAGATGTTCCTACTACTTTATTTTCTAAATCAGGTAATATGTATTTTAAACTACTTGTTGCTCCTGTAGTATGAGGTATAATATTATTGAAAATACTTCTATTTGTTCGTTTATTAAAATTAGCATTATCAACAACTGATTGCGAAGAAGTTGATGAATGAATAGTAATAAAATTAGTACTAACAATATTATATTTTTGTAATGTTTTCAAAAAAGGAGCTATACAATTTGTGGTACAAGATGCATTTGATATCACGTCTTCGCCATAGTAGTTACTATCATTTACGCCATAACAATATATAGGCGTAACACCTAAATCTTTTGGTGGAGCAGATAAACATATGTACTTTGCATTATGTTGTCTTGCTTTTTCTGTAGTTAAATATGCACCAGTAGTCTCTAATAAGTATTCAACATTGTTTACTTTCCAATCTATTTCCTCTGCATTTTTTGATTTAAATATAAAAATAGATTTCTTATTAATTCTTACAACATTTTTAGTAACAATGTCAACTACGTATTTCTTTTTTCCATGAATAGAATCATTATTTAAGTAATGTTCCAAATCTTTTATCTCTAAATTATTGATATTTATTGCTTTTATAGAAACATTGTCATCTTCAAATAACTGCATAAAACAACATTTACCTATACGCCCAAAACCATTTATTCCTACATTTATTGTACTCATATAAACTATTTTATAAAAATCATTTTAAATCGTTACATCATATTATTTGTTTGTCAATCGTAAAAAATTCGATAAAACAGATTTATTTTTTTTCTCGTATTCCATTGATTTTAATTTTGCATCGTATTCTTTTTGCATCATTTGCTGCTTATAAACAGCATTTTCTTGTTGTAATTGTCTTTCTGCTTCTTGTTTTTCCATAGGATTTAAAGATTGATTACCACGAACTCTAACAAATTGGTCAACAGAATTATATTTTGGAACTTTTTGATAATCATCCTCGCTCACTGTCAACACAGTTTCATCTTTATGCACTTTTCGTAAATCATCAAATTTTAATTTACTAAAAGGATCCGTAGAAATATAATCATCTTCATTTTCATAAATACTATTAGCAGATGAATTAGATGTCATTGTTTTTACTCCATTGTATTTTACTATTGAATTTTGTTGTTGTTTAATATTATCAAATACTTGTTTCATGTTTTTTGAATTTACCTGTTCTTTTATTTCATAACTACTATCAGTATTTGTAAACCATTGATTTTTATTAGGATCAGGTTTATTTGTCATATTTTCTTCAAATAATTGGTTAAATTTCTCTTGAAATACACCAGAGCCCATTTTATCCAAAGTTTTAGTTACTTGTTTGGTATTGGTTTCATCTAAAGAATTATGTTTATTTGCATCGTATACTTGAGAGTTATTTTGTTGGTCTTTATGTTGATTATTATAAAACTGAACTATTAATTCAAAAGCTTTTTTGTAGAATAAAAAGTATTTTGCATCCAATCCTGATTTATCTGGATGTGTCATTAATACTTTTTTTTTCGCTCGTTTTAAACTTTCCACATCAATATCGTATGTCAGTTCAAATAAACTTAGCAAATCTTGTAAGCTATACATATGTATATCTAAATTATGTGTTTTATTCATGATTATATATGAATGACAGAAAAACACATCAAAAATTAAACTATATAAATATATTTCTAGTAACTATACATATGGGTCTTCCTATTATTACTAAAATAGAAAATCGTAAGCAATTTCAAGAATATTTGGAATCAAATCCTGGAGTATTTGTTATTAAATTCGGTGCTCCTTGGTGTGCTCCTTGTAAAGTAATTGAAGATAAGGTTCATGATTATTTTGATGCTATGCCTGATAATGTACAGTGTGCTAATATTAACATAGACGAATGTTTAGATGTATATGGATTTCTAAAGACAAAAAAAATGATAAAGGGTATACCTGCTCTTCTAGCATATTTCCAGGGAAATGAACATTATATTCCCGATGAATTTATTGATGGAACAAAAGATGAAGATTTAAAACACTTTTTTACAACCGTTTTAGAAGAAGCAGAAGGTTAAATATATAATAACCGTTTCTTTTTTATAAGATAACTGTAAATGCTTTCTACATATTTATCTTCTTCACTTTTTTTTATAGTAAGGGGAATCATTATGTCTAATATATTAATAATATCTTGATTTTGTAAGACCATCGTACTAGTTCCACCCGATAAACGATTTATAATTGTTTCTATTTCATATAAATGGTTGGATGATATTTGATATTTCTTTAACATATGATAATTATAAAGATAATTATATAATATTTTCTGATAGCCAAACCATTCATAAAAACAATTTATATATATCTCATCTTGAAACAATTTTAAATAATTGTAAATACTCTTTTGTATTATTATTTCACTATTTCTTTCGAGTTCATTTGGTGCGTTTATAAATTTTAAAAAAGTAGCAATTACAAAATTATTTGGACTTATATAATGATCAAATAATTTAGGAAGCAAAATATCGAAAAAACCATCTATAAATATTGCATTTACATAGGTATTTATTATAATGCATCTACTACTTTCCTTTACTCTTTCATTTATATAATTAATGTGATCCAATCTTGATTCTTCACTAGAAATACGGTCAATCATAATAATTAATTGTTCATTTTTTTTCAAAAACTTAGGAAGTACTTGTACATTTGCATTTGTTTTTTCACTAACTCCGTTTATTTGTATATATTCCTGATTGAATTTCGAACCTATGGATACATAAATATATTTATAAGGAAAATTAGCTAACTCATTGCGAAAATTTTCTAAAAAATTATTCTCAATTAAACTTGTCATTGTGATTTTATATTATATTTTTTATTTTTAATTTTTACTCATATTCAATTTTTATAGGTAGACTAAATATAGAAATGGAAAATGAATATTCTTCAAAATTAGAAAAATTAACAAATAACTTTCAAAATTTAATACTATTTAGTAAAAAATTAGACCAAGAAAAGTTACTTATTAATGAACAATTGCAACATTTCAAAGATACACATTCAACTTTAACAAAAAGTAACAATAAACAAGTATTTATTTTCTGTTTGGATTCCTTTTTATTTCAATATAAAGTATTTTCCATGGAAATAAATAATTTAAATAAAATTCATTTAATGATTAAGAATCGTCTCTATTGCGATTATTATAAATTGTATAAAATGTTGTTAAAATATATTTCTTCTAATTTTGATGATTTAAAAATACGTGTAGATGATCTACCGATTGTACCGGTATATAAAGACCTTGAGCCTCTTTATGATTATGGTTATACAAATATTGAACTAGTTCATAATGTATTACTAGAATGTATAAAAAACATTACACTTATGTATTTAAAAAAAGAGGAAAATATTAGAGATTATCAAACAAAAACAAATGTTGGGTTTGGAATCTCTAATTTCATTAATACTATGAATCATGAAAAAGAAATTTTAAAAGGAAAAATAGACCTACATATTGATTATGTTGCATTTTTTAATATTTCACAATTTAAATATATGAGGCGTTTACACAATGTTTATAATGAATTTGATAAACAATTGAAAAATACAGTAAGTGAAGACCATTCGTTTTGTTTTGCAGATATTTTGAAAGAAAGTAATGAAGATATATTAATTTTAGATGAAATTAAAGACAGTATTCCAGAAAACAAAGAAAGTAATTTAGAAACAAAAGTAAAATTTGAAAGTGATAAAAATGTTGAAACAAAAGTAGAAGTTGAAAATAACGAAAAAGAACAAATCAATGAACTCATCGAAAGTAATAATGTAGATATACCCACATTTGAATCTATCGAAAACTCAAGTAATGGAGATGCATAATAAAATATTTAATTAACATAAAAATTTAAATACATATTATATAATCATGTATAATATGTCCAATCAAAAAAACGATAATGATAATTTAAATAATGATAATGATAATGATAATAAAGATTCTAGTGAAAATTCGTTAAGTGCTGCACAAGATAAAATTAAATTAGAATGGAGTCCAGAAAACGAAAATATATTGGTAGAATGGTGCGACTATGCACAATGTTATAAATGGTTAAATTCTCGCGCTCATGCAAAGTATTCTTATTGGCATGCTTGGTTTACTATTCCTGCCATTATTTTTTCAACTATTAGTGGTACTGCATCTTTTGCGCAAGGTAGTTTACCTCCAAACTATCAAGAATTTTCTCCCATGGTAATTGGTTCTATTAATATTATAGTCGGTATATTAACAACTATTCAACAATACTTGAAAATTTCAGAATTAAATGAAGCTCATCGCGTTTCTGCGTTAGCTTGGGATAAATTTGCTAGAAACATTAAAATAGAATTATCTAAACATCCAAATGAACGCGTAGAAGCAAGAATATTTATAAAGGTATGTAGACAAGAATTTGATAGATTGATGGAAACAAGTCCTGATATTCGAGAAAGTGTTATTCAAGAATTTAATAAATCCTTTGTAGGAAAAGAAGGAAGTAAGCGACAAAAACGTTTTGAATTATTAAGAAAACCTGACATCTGTGATAGAATCGTAAGTGTAAATGAAACAAGACATAAATGGTACAAACAACTAGAGGGACACGTCGAGGACCAATTTGACGATTTAGCTGATAATCAGGAGAAACTAATTAAGGAACAACAAGATTTGTTACAAGAAAAAAATAATGAATTACAATTATTTGCAGAAAAAGAAAAAAATAAATTAGAAAAACAAATTGAATTAATGAAAAGTACAAAACAAGAAACAGAAAAATTTGGTAATTTTAAACGACAACAACTTATATTAGTAGATACTTATATTAACTCATTTATAGATTTATATGAAAGGAAACCATTGAAAGAAGAAATATCTTCAAATATGGAAAGTACTGTAGAAACATCCATATTAAATGATTTTTTAGAAAATTATGATGAAGATAACTACGTATAAATTTTTATTGATATAAACTTGTAAATTATATCAATAAATTAGTTCAAAATGGTAAATAAATCCGTATTTTTTAACATATAATATTGTATTTCGTTCTCCTCAAATATTTCGTTATCCATATTCTCTTCACCTTCAAAATTCTCAATAAAACAAGCAAAACGAAATAACAAATTCATATTCTCGACCGACAAAGGTATGGAGGAGAACAAAAAAACCTTGTTTGACTTTTCAAATTCTACTTTTGGATATAATAATAATACACTCTCTTCATTCTGTTTTAATATGTTTTCATAACCACCATCTGTGTTTGATTTACATATATAACCTATTTTAGGGAACTGAACTTTTATTCCTTCAATCGTTTTCAATCTTTGTAAAAATACATACTTCTTAAATAGTTCTACAATATTTATATCAATATCTACATTTTTAACCATTTTTGTGTTTAAAATTTCATCAATAATTAAATACTCATATTCATCATTTAAATCAAATAATTCTTCGCTTATATCTATAAAAACAAATATATCATTATTGTTATTCTCTAAAAAACCTCGGTATTTTTCTTTTACCAAATTGGTATTAGTAACACTTTGATACAAATCTTCTATTTGATTATAAAAAATAGAATCTATATTGTTATCTGTATTTCTTGAAATAGAATCTATCATATTTCTCATTTCAACCTGTTTTGATGGAAAAACATAATTATTTTCTTTTTTAAAAAAATATTTTACAAATGGCAAACGTAATGTCATATCAATCTTATATAAGCATAAATGCATTTTATAATCTTTAAAATAATCTCGTTCATATTCTACTAAGTTGCTAAGCGTTTCATTATCTATATATGTAAAATCTAATAATTGGGTTTCATTTTTTATTCCTATCTCTATAATTTCTTCGTGTGTTTTACTTATATTATTATCATCTATTGTATCAATATTAGTTTGATTTTCTAAATGTTTTGTTGAAGCTTGATTCATAAAATTATCTTGAATATATTTTTTGTATTCACTTTCCTTGACAAATGACATATATATATTACCATGATAAGTTTTTTAATATTTTTTAAACTTATATAAAAAAATAATGATAATAGTATTATATATTACACCTATATAGCAGGTAGTTTTAGATATGTCTGACATTGATGTCAACTATGATGACAATATTAATTCCTACACCTTGGATGATTTTGATGATAGTTATAAATATACTAACGATGATTTACCTGATTATTCAGAAGACCCCATTGATGTAGAAGATGAAGAAAGTGTAACAACTGCAGGTACATTTTCTATCGCTGGTAAGAAAAAGAAACCAAAGAAAAAGAAAGTTGATAAGGGATACCGTAAATTTAAAACAAAAGATGGCAATGTTATTTATTTTGCTACCTCAATGATTCCTGGAAATTCAATTAGAGATGCAATTTACGGTCATTACTTTCATGAACATCCAGTTGGTAGTTGGCACGAATTATTATTTTTTAAAGTAGCTAAAACAGATAATTGTAGTACTCAAAATATAGATACTCTATTTTATGACAATCCAGAACAATATGAAAGTCATATGAATGTATCAGTTGATAACGGAACTAAAAATATTTGGGCTGAAAAATATCAAGCTGCTTTACAATATTTCAAGAAACAACAAGAACATGAGGAAGAAATGCAGCAAGAATATACTACTATTAAATAAAATATAAAATATAAAAATATAAAATATAAAAATAAATTATCTAATATAGTAGTATGTTTCTATCCATTTTATATCTTTTAACAACTAACCCAAATGATAATTTTTATACGAGAAAAACAAGTATTATTGATGTAAATATGAATTATGCAGATTATTTTTCAAAACCAATTAATCATAGTGCTGGGTATGACTGTCGCTTTATGCATCAGTCAATGAAAAGTTTAAAAGAAAAAGAAGAACTAGAAAGAATTAGCATTCATTTTAAAAAACAAAATTTATTGTTCCTTTTAGAGAATAATGATCTTAGTATTTTTGAAAAAATAGATTTAATAGAAAAATATGATACATTATCAGTGAATGTTAGCTCTAATATATTTAATGGTGGTTTATTAGACGACTGGGAATTTAATATCTAAATATTATAGATATTTTACAATTTTTCGTAATTATAGTATATAAAGTCTAAGTCATATACTTCATTAATTAATGTTATATTTTCTCTAGAAATATCTTTTATATCAAATTTTCTTTCTCTTTTCTTTTTGATATAATTTATATCAATTGAATATTGTTTCATTAAATCATTAAATTTATCAATTTCTTCATATTTAATTATAATATCTATTACTTGTTCTCCTTTTTCATTATGAGTATACAAATTTTGAGGTAAAAAATGATAAAAAGACAGGTCTAAGGTTTTTTTTTTATTTACCTGTTGGTTTATATAAATATTTAAATCTTCGTTTGTTTCCATATTTTTGGAAAATTTACCACCATATTTACATAAACATTCACTTATTATTCTATCATATGGATTTCTAACAATTGTGAATAATTTAGTATATTTTTTGTATGGATATTTGTCAAAAAATTGTAAAGGTAAATGCCAATATGGAGAATTTAATATGCTTAATGTTTTTGGTAATTTAGCCATACCTAAATATTTGTCATATTTACCCCAATTTAAATTTTGTTGCTTTCCTAATTCTTCTATATAGGTTCCTGATGTTTTAGTAATATGAACAAATTTTAATTTTTCATCAATATTCTTATATTGCAAAGTTTCATGAATGATTAATGGATAATTAGTAATCATTAACTGTTTACTTATATCATGGTTATATATTTTATTAATATAAATGCTAATTAAAAATAGTATAGAGTCTATATTGTTATATACTCTATATTATGTATCTTCTTTTTAGTTTTCTCTGTGTTTTATGTCCCGTACTTTCTTTTACAAAAACAACAAGGTTGTCTAGTACACTTAAAATGAACGATATATCTAGGTTACTTCCTTCAAATCAAATTCAACAAAGTTGGTTGAATGGAGTTGGAAAACCTTGGAGTTATGGTGATTTATTTGAATTATCTGCAAGTGATAAAATACAAGCCCTATCGATTACAAGTGATGGTAAAAATGCAATTGCTATTGATACTGACCATGTAACCGAAGTAGCTGCATCTAATTTACATGTGATTAAACTGTTTCCTGAAAATGTAGATTCTCTTCTTCAAAGTTTAATCGCAAATCATGTAAATGTAGATATTATTGATATACCTAAAAATGAATTATTTGAATTTTTTGGAAAAGTTGGTGAAGCATTTTACAATGTTGGTATTTATTATTTTGTCATTACATTTGTTATTAGTATTTTGACTCGTTTTGGACAAAATTCTGGTCTTGGACCGGGAAATTTGATGTCACCATTAAACAATAAAAATAATTTAATCGACGCAACAACATTAAATACTACTTTTGCAGATGTAGCTGGTTGTGATGAAGCCAAGTTCGAGTTGATGGAAGTAGTTGATTTTTTGAAAGACAAAGAAAAATATGAGCAAGCCGGTGCAAAGATACCCAAAGGTGTTTTGTTAGAAGGTAATCCTGGTACTGGAAAAACATTATTAGCTCGCGCTGTAGCAGGAGAAGCAGGTGTTCCATTTTTAAGTGCTAGTGGCTCTGAATTTATTGAATTGTATGTGGGTATAGGAGCTTCGCGCGTACGCAGTCTATTTGAAAAAGCAAAAGAAAATGCCCCATGTGTAGTATTTATTGACGAAATAGACGCGGTAGGTAGAAAGAGAGGTGCAGGTATTGCGGGAGGAAATGACGAACGCGAACAAACTCTCAACCAGATTTTGACTAACATGGATGGCTTTACAACTACTGATGGAATTGTCGTGGTAGCAGCTACAAATCGTATTGATGTGCTAGATTCTGCATTAACAAGACCAGGACGATTTGATAGAAAAGTGAAAGTAGGGTTACCCGACAGCATTGGCAGAAAGCGTATTTTTGATGTACATTTTAAAAATAAAAAGTTAGCTAGCGATTATAATTTAGATGAACTGGTAAGTTTAACGCCAGGATTTTCAGGTGCAGATATTGCGAACTTAGCTAATGAGGCAGCCATTTATTCTGTTCGCGCAAACAATACAAAAATTACTCAACAAAATATCTTGGATGCATATGAAAAAATCACTATTGGTATTCCTTCTACTACAAATAATCAAGAAGATGAAGAAGTAGATTTGGTTGCTTATCATGAAATAGGCCATGCATTTATGGTATCTCTTTTTAACGACATTTTCGATTTACGAAAAATTACAATTAAAGAGAATAAAAATGGTGCTGGTGGATATACTTTGTTTACACCAAAAGAAAGATTCCAAAAATACGCAACAAAACGCTCTGTTTTGGCCAATCTAATTATTGCTTTAGGTGGAAGAGCAGCGGAGGTATATTTGTATCGTAAGAAGAATGAAAAAGTTGAGTATGATTCTTACATTTTTGATAACTTTAAAGATTTAGATATCACCACCGGTGCTGTTGGAGATTTAAAACAAGCCAATGAACTTGCTAGAAAATATATTACAGAATATGGTTTTGGTGATAATTTATGCTATAATAAAAATACAAATGAAAATATGCCGTTCCTTGGTGGAGATATGTCAAATCAAGGAAACAAAATAAGCGATATTAAAAAATGCGATATTGATACTCAAGCCGAATATTTAATTGATTTTGCTTACCGTAAAGCTTTAGAACTAATTTACTCTAATGCTGACATTTTTGAAAGCCTTGTAACCCTATTGAAAACTGATAAAATTATTCAAGGGAAACAAGTATATGATTTAGTCGAAAAAATTAAAAATAAACCAAATGATATCTAAAAATAATATATAATGATAATATAACTATCATCATTATGTACGAACAATCTATTCCCTTTACCGCTTATGCTCTTATTAGTATTACTAGTTTAGTAGTTACTTATTCATATATTACTACTAATCAAGAACAAGATAATGACAATAATAATGAAGTAAATAATAGTGAAATGGAAAAAGAAGAAGAGAGTCAAATAAACAGTGTTACTTCTATTACGGGTACTGAAGTAAACCCAAATTTGGGAGAAAATGTCCCTAATTTCGGCGGAAAAAAAACAAAACGAAAAACACGCAATAAAAAATACAAAAATACAAAAATGAAACGACGTAATCTAACAAACAGTCGCAAATAATTCTTTTTCTAGTTCTTCATATTCTTTTAATAAACGCTGTTTTTCTAGTACATTATAAAATGGAATAATATTATTTATAATATTCCTACTTCTTTGCTCTCTAGGGACATGTCGTTTTATTTCCCAATATTGATTATTTTCTTCATCATAAACTAGGTGCATTATTTGTGTAGTATACATTTTCTCTTTTAAAAGCATTGCTAAAGTAGAATCGTACAATTCTAAAGTAATGAAAGCAAAATAATACGGATACCCATTTTCATTGATTTTTCTATACATATCAATGTAAATGACATTTCCTACATTTAAATAATGGAAAGAATCTTTCACATCATTTTCATTTACAGTTCCTAAAATACGCGGGATGTAAATATCAATCGTTTCTTTCATTTTATAGTAATTACTTATTTGGTTTATATAAAAAATAATTAATATTAATCAATTTTTATATTTTTTCCAAATTTTCTATATTGGATTGTTTTTTGAAATAATCTACCAATTCATCATTTTTGTAATCATGTATATAATAAATATTTTTAATTCCAGATGCACATAGAATTTTCATACAATTTACACACGGATAGTGAGTAATATATGCATCCGCATGATGACAACTCACACCTCTCTTTGCACAATCTGTTATTGCATTTTGTTCTGCATGAACAGTTGCTTGTTCATGATTATTTACAACTTTTGATATATGTGGGCAACCTGGTAAAAACCCATTGTAACCTTGAGCTATAATTCTATTTTCTTTCACTAAGATGCATCCAACTTGTAAACGCTCACATGGCGACCTTGTTGCCGTAACAATTGCTATTTGTTTAAAATAATCTTTCCAAGATGGACGTTCCATTATTATCTAAAAATTGATATTATTATTATATACTATTATAATTTAGAATGTTTCATCAATTAATTAGAATGAAAGAAAAATCCAAAGATGATTTAGACCTATTTATGGAAACAGCAGTAATTAGTTTTCGTCCATATCGTAAGTATCATTCTATGGATGCCAAGACATTTTATATTAGTATCCCTAAACCCCCTTTAACTAGGTCCCAAATAGGACAAATTCAACCACTTTCTAAATAATTACAACTACTTCATAAAATTTAGTTATAACTTTATAAACTATATAAATAAGATTACTAATATAGTTTATATGAGTACCGATACTAAAGATGCTATTCCAGAAAATTTTAAAACGTTAGTTAAAGATTTTATTGATGATCTTACTAATGTGTTTCCAGAATATGATTTTTATTGGTCAAAATGGGGAAATACTGATATAACAAATGAAGAATTAAAAGAATTATTAAATCATTGTGCTAAAGTATACCCAGAGCGCTTTTTTGATATATTGTATCAAAATGAAGATATTTTTGCAGAGAACAGTGATATAAATACATATTTTTTACCCAGAATGGATTTTAGAATACTATTTAACAGTGAAGGCTTAAGTGAGAACTCAAAAAAAGTTTTATGGAAGTATTTGCAACTTATGTTATTTACTGTAGTGGGTAGCGTTGATGATAAGAAAAGTTTTGGAGAGTCTGCCAACATCTTTGACGGAATCGATGAAAATGTATTGCAAGAAAAACTAGAAGAAACTATGAAAAATATTGGTAACGTATTTGAAAAAATGGATACTTTAAAACAAAAAGTAAATGAAATGGAAGGTACTACCGAAGATAATCAAGAAACAAATACTGGTGAAATACCAAATCCGCGTGCAGCATTTGAAAATTTACCAAATATGGAGAATCTTCAAAGTCACCTGAAACAGTTATTTGATGGAAAAATTGGTAAATTAGCAAAAGAGTTAGCTGAAGAGGTTGCAGATGAATTTAAAGATGTTGTTGGTGGAGATGATGAAAATCCACAAAATATGATTAAAAACCTTATGAAAAATCCAAACAAAATAAAAAATTTGATGAAAACTGTTAGTGGTCGATTAGATGAGAAAATGAAAAGTGGTGAAATTTCCAAAGATGAATTAATGAAAGAAGCAGGACAATTTCTAAATGAAATTAAAAAGACAAGTGGTGATGCAGGTGTAAATGAAATGTTGCAATCAGCTATGAAAAATATGGGTGGATTAGGAAAAAACGCCAAAATTAACAAGAGTGCGTTGAATAGATTGATGAAACAATCAGAGTCAAAGGAAAAAATGCAACAAAAAGCAAATGTTCGTAAGCAAGAAATATTACGTCAAAAAGAAAAAGAAAGAAAAGAAGTTTTTGAACGTATCCGTGAACAAAATCGTTTAAAAGCACAATTTAAGTTAGAACAAAAAGAAAACCCAGACAACTTTGTTTTCTCATTAGATGGTGAAGATGTACAAGAAAAATCATTTGTTCACCCAGATTTAATTGCTGAAATGAAAAAAGAAGAAGAAGAAGAAAAAAATCAAGAAACCACTAGCAAAAAGAAAAAGAAGAAGAAAAAGAAGAAAACAAATGTTACTAGTACTGAATCTGCTAGCATTAGTAATGACTAATCTGTTTTACAGCCAGACGATTCAATATCCTCTATAATTTCTTTTGTAATATCACTAGTCGATGTAATATATTTATCTGGATAAATAGCATGTATAAATGCTTTGATACTACCTTTGGCTAATTTTACAGAGAGAGACATAGAAAACCAAAAATGACTAAAATAAGTCATACATACTTGCTTCGGGTGTTGAAATAGATAATTCATTAATATATAAATAATTTATATATTATTGTTTTTAATTAATCATTTTTTATTTATTCTCTCCTTCTTGTTTGATATATAGGATTTAAATTGTGTCCTAATATATTAACATTATTTAATTTACATAAGACTGACCATACACTTTGGTCATGTCTATGGTCTCTAAATCCTTTGAACTGTACTTCTTTTTTGTATTTATCGTGAACCCGTTTATCACCAACAAAATATTCAGGGTTTTCTAAAGCTAAATTAAACCAATTTTGAATTATTTTTACACTCTCTTCACATTTACGTATTATAATAACACCTGCTTGACATTGTTGAGTATGTGTTATACTTTCATCTTTTTCTACATTAAAGTGTTTAAATATTTGTACTAGGTTATACATATATTCTTTTCGCTCGTTAAGTGAACCTTGTGTAATAAATGTTGCTATACCACTTGGACATACTTCTTTATCTTGAACTAATTCAAATAAATGTTTAAATTTATTCACTACATCAAGACGTTCCGAAAATATTTGCATACCACAATCATTATAAAATAATATGTCATCATTGTTTAACTTAGATAAAGTTTTATGTATTATATATGGTTTCCACATGTACCAGTAAAACCCTCTACCTGTACCCCATTTTTTATCGAATTTACTAGATATTGTTTTGAACGGTTCTTCTTCACATATATTTTCTGTTTCTACAATTACATTGTCAAATAAACCTATTTTTTCAGCCTCTTCCTTTATTCTTTTTCTAGATTTTATAAATCTTTCATTGCCAAAAGATAAAAATTGTTTCATTTGTAATATTAAAATATTATTTATTCAATAATTAAACTGTATATCCGTATTTCTGTAAATTATTTGAAAAATAATTTGATAAATAAATATTATCAGTAGGTTTCTTGTTTAATATACAAAAACGATAATCTAATACAAATGATGACCAAGTACTTCTTAAATGTGTATGATTAGGTTTTGCATGTATTCCTCCAGAATATATAAATGTATTAGAATGACTACATATATATTGTTCTATAAATGATTCTAACTCGTCATTTTCACTGTTCACTTGTAACATTTTACATTCTTTTAATTCACTTTGCAATATCTTTCTTTGATTATTTGTAGCAATAAATACAGGCATATCATGTTCCTTGGTCAAATCATCTATTAATGTTTTAATATCGGATTCATTATATAATTTATTTACTTGTTTAATATCTCCACTAGCATAATCTTGATATCTGAGATGCAAAGATATAAATTGTTCACCTAAGTTTTCTTTAATAAACTTATCCCCAGCCTGTTTTATTTTATCTGAATAGTCAAATTTACTACATACCTCTTTATACGGTTCAATTAATTGTTTATTAATATTACATGTATCACATCCATTCCAAAAGCAAGTAGAAATTTGCAAATTATTATATAAATGTGAAATTAGTAAATATTTATCAGAAGATTCTAATATTTTCATCTCATTCTCATTTGAAAATCTATTTTTACATATACGTACTTTCTTACATTTATCATTAAATAACTTTTCCATTCTTAATTTTTCTCCAATGTCTTGTTGTCGTGTACATTGTATAATACACTTACTATCTTCTATTTGCTGAATATTATCTACTAAATTATTTATCTTTTCATTGTTATAATTAAAAACTTCATTAAAATTCCAATATTTTATTTCTTTGTCGTTCCTTCTGTAAGTTCTATTTAATGTATAATGTTGAATAATTGGTGGAAATATAAATTCTCTATTTAATACTTTTGACATTATTAATCCTTCTTTAATACCTTCAATTTGGTTCCCGGGACCACCATCACAACTAATTATGCTTAAAAATTTGTCTTCATCATTATTTTCAACTATGTTTATAAATATATTTTCTTCTGTATTCTTTCTTATTCCACTTAATGTATGTTTTTCTTTCGGCCATGACGCAATATTTGTACGTTTGTTTAATAGACATGTTTTTTCATCCCAAGCATATAATCTACCTTTCCATTTACTACTTGGATGAGACGGTTTATGCCATGTAAAATATTTTTTATCATCATATTTATTTAGTTCATTATATACATCATTATAATAAATAAATGTACCAATATAATTCGATTCATAATACGGAATTTTACTATGTACTGCGTTTAAATTATCTTGTACATTCCAATTATTATTTTTAATAACTTCACTTTCTAAAGCAGTCTCTGTTATTGTATTATTATTTTTATGTTTTGCATATTCTAAATTTTCAAGTAATACAAAATTATTATAACCATTTTTTACTTTTTTTAAATTCCAACCAGTTTCATCAAATAAAAAAGCTTGTAGTACATATCTTTTACCTTTTGTTACTGGTAAAACTTCATGCAGTAATTTAGCATCAAATATTACGGCACATCCTTTTCCAATTTTATACTTTAAATTATTATTTGGAAATACCAATTCCCCTCCTTCATAATCGCGGGGGTTGGATAATCCAATAATTATACTCATTCTTCTATGACATGAATAACTAGTCCAATCGGTATGTGCATCTCTGAATGCTTTTTTGTCGTCATCACCATTATAATATAACAATCTCCATCTTTCTCTTAAATTACATTTACAATCTGCTTTATTAATTAATGGTTTGTCTATTACACCACATTCTCTTGTATCTAGTGTATAATCAAGTCTTATTTTGTGTTGCTCCTGAACAATTTGCGAATTACCAATACCTTGAGTAGCCTTGTAAAAATGTTTAGTTTGAATTATATTATTTAAATATGAATAATACTCTTGGTCTAGAAAACCATTCATAATTTTTATTGAATATGGTGCTATCCATGGATCTTGTGCCATTTATAATGAAATAAAAATATATTTTTTCTAATTACTATAAACGAATGATTAGATTTAACAATTGAGAAAAAATAATTTTATAAGAATTATATATATGAAATTTTTATTTGACAAAATTAAAACAAAAAAAGGTGGAAAAAAATTAAAAAACAAAACAAAAATAAATACTAAAAAAAAGATAAATATAAAATCTAAAAAAAATAACAAAAAAAAGGTAAAAAAAAATAAGACGCCAAAAAAAGTGTTATTTAAAAATCTAAATGAACCGGTTTATTACGAAAAAACCTTAGAAACAAATTTAGAAAAAGATACTTCCAAGAAACCTAAATTAGTTCTTATTTATGCAGAATGGTGTAGTCACTGTCAAGCTATGAAACCTAATTGGGATGAAATGAAATCAGGGTTATTAAATGATAATATTTATAATACAAATGATATTATTGAAATCGAAAGTAATGAGCAAGAAGAAGAATTACCAAAAATTAATCATTTAGTAACAAACGGCCCAAAAATTAATGTAAATGGATATCCTACCATGGGAAAAATTGTAGAAGGTGGTTTCAAACAATATATTGGTGGCCGAACGACTGTTGATTTACTTAATTGGGCAAAAGCCAACTAATTACTTATTATTTTATTAAATAAAATAATATATAATAAAATATTATGTTAATAAAACCAATCCTATTAAAGCATCTAACAACTACTTTAATAGGACCACATGGTATCACAGACATTATACACGCAAATAATACCAATAATCTTCCCGAGATATCACAAACATATGGAACTGTAATTGGTTCCACTTTATTATTGTCCCAGGGAAATATGACACCAATTGTTGATATTATATTTTTTATAGCATCTATTATTCATTTTCGTCGCGACATGCCTGAAATTAAATCTATTCCAAGATACTTTTGGAGTACATCTTTACTTTTATCTACTATAAATTACTGCCCAGAACTATTTATAGTTTATATGTTAACAATACACATACCGCATCATTACAGTATAAACTGGGAATATATGAAACAAACACCTAAATTCAGTGTGTTGCTTTTAGTTGTTACAAGTACTTTAATGGGTATTATTGGTAACTCTTTTGAACCGGGTGAAAATATGGAACTAATTATCACAATTACGAAAGGCATTATTTTAAGTCATATTGCATATGAAGAACTATATATCTTTACACCTTTGAAAATTTAAAACATTGACTTTCTTTATTAAATATTATATAAATATTTTTCATATAATGGTATTAAATTAGAATTATTTAATATAAATTCACTAGATATTTCATTTTTTTTCTTTTTAAAATTTTGATTATTATTATTTTTATTGTTATTATAAGAGTCTGTATTTAATGGAAAGTTAATATTATTTTTAATTTCTAGTCCTTTATTTTTAATTTTTAATAATGTTTTATCAAAGTCATTTATTAAATCTTCATATCTAATAAAAATATAATTTTTTACTTTATTTGGTAAATCTTCAAGCAACCATTTTATCTTAGTATGTCGCAATTCAAAAATATTTTTATATCTTTTTCCTGTATAAATATTTCTATCGTTCATCAATTCTTTACTATAAGTACAGTATCCATGGTCATGGTCATTTATACTGTAAAATTCTTTATTCAAAAATTTATCTATTTTTTCTTCTTCTGACATATTTGTTATATACCTTAATCGTAAATGATGTTTCTCTCTATAAAATGAGTTTATCCAATCAGGTAAATTTCTAACAATACATATAAAAAGGGTATCATCAGACTTTTTCAATGCATCATCATGAAATCCAAAAAAATGTTTCGAACCGTATTCTTGAGTTCGAGTTTTTACATCAAAATTAATATTGATTATATTTTCTAAATAATTAGTTCCTGAACATCTCTCTCCATAAATTGCATATTTTCTTAACATATACAGTTTATACATAATATTTTTATACGAAATTTTTATTATGTCGACGTTTTAAATGTTCAAAGGTGTAAATGATGAAATGTGTAAAAATGATGTAATAGAAAATTGATTGATAAAATACAATATATTTTATCAATATAATAAACATTAATTTGGTACTATAAATATGCCCAGTAAGAAAATTGTAAAAAAGAAAATATCTATAGTTCGTTCGTTTCGCTTATTAGATTTTCATATTTACGATGAATCAAATAAAAAAGATAGCGATTCTGGTTCAGATGAAGAAACTAAGAAATATTCGAACGAAGATGATAATATGTTTGTAATTCAAATGTTTGGAGTAGACGAAAAGGGGAAAACCTGTTGTTTATATATTAATGATTATCAACCATTTTTCTTTGTAAAGATAAATGATGATTGGAGTCAATATATGGTAAATTCAATGGTAGGTTATTTAAAAGATACAGTAGCAGGGAGATATAAAAATTCTCTTGTTTCTTTTAAAGTTGTAGAGCATAGTAAATTATATGGTTTTTCTGGAGGAAAAAAACATAAATTTGTAAAACTTACTTTTAAAAATAGTACTGCTATGAATAAATACAAGAATATTTGGTATGATTATGTGAAAGACAAAAAAGACAGTAGTAAATCTATCAAAATGAAAAAAAATATTGTATTTGATAAGGTTTCTTTAGAATTATACGAGAGCAATATTCCCCCTTTATTGCGATATTTTCATATCTATAACATAAGTCCATCAGGTTGGATATCATTTAATAGCAGCAAAATGACAGAAATTCCAACAAAAACAACTACTTGTAATTTTGAATATACTTGTTCATTAAAAAATTTAGAACCTTTACCAGAAAAAGAAACTGCTGTTCCTTATAAAATATGTAGTTTTGATATTGAGGCAAGTAGTAGTCATGGAGATTTTCCTGTACCTATTAAAACCTATAAACGTCTTGCAACAAATATAATTGATGTTTTCATAAAACAACAACGATTTCAAAATCTAACCGAAGAGCAATGTAAAGAGTTTTTGAAAAGATGTTTATTATGTGGGTTTAATTATGGTTCTATGGAAGATATAGATTTAGTATACCCAAAATTACCTCCTTCTAAACAAAAAGTCTTGTCATTAATAGAGAAACTATTAACAAAATCTTTAGAAAATGCAAAGAAAGATACAGACGAAGACAATAGTGATTTATTACAGATAGATAGTTTATTTGAAGCTATGAAAGATAGCCATCAAAATAATATAGAAGGTTCAGCAGAAGCAAATGGTGAAGAAATAGATAATTCTCTCGAATATACAAGTTATTCAAAAAAAAAAGAAACAAAAATTAAATTAAAGAAAAGTACAAAGATAACTGATATATTATTTAGTGACCAATATACACGAGATGAACAAATTACAATTTTAGATGAAGTATTGACATTATTATTTCCGAGGTTAAAAGGAGATGAAGTTACTTTTATTGGTTCCACATTCATGAAGTATGGTTCAAAAGAGCCATATTTAAATCATTGTCTAGTAGTAGGAAGTTGTGATGATGTTGAAGGTGCCGAAATAGAATGTGTAAAAACCGAAGAAGAGATTCTAACTAAATGGACCGAACTAATTCAACAAGAAAATCCAGATATTATAATTGGTTATAATATATTTGGCTTTGATTATGAGTTTATGTTTAGACGTGCTCAAGAAAATTACTGTGATAGAGAATTTTTGATGCTTTCAAGAAAAGTAAATGAAATATGTGCTAACGAAGAGAGAGATAGCCCTGGAAAATATAATTTGGAACACACTAAAATTCAAATTGCAAGTGGAGAGTATGACCTTCGTTACGCAAAAATGTCAGGAAGATTACAAATTGATATGTATGCATATTTTCGCAGAGATTTTAATTTATCCTCTTATAAATTAGATGATGTAGCTGGACAATTTATTAGCGATAATGTTAAAAAAGTAGAATATATACAGCATGAACAATATGGACCATGTACAGAATTATATAGCAATAATCTGATGGGTCTTCATATTGGCGATTTTATTCATATTGAATTGATTGGTTTTACAGCTGATTATTTAAATAATGGACAAAAGTTCAAAGTATTGGATATTGAGTTTGAACGTGAAGAAAATGATAAAAAATACAATGTCATTTTGATTGGTGGTCATCATGAATTAGAAAAAGGTAAATCTATTAAATGGGGTATGGCCAAAGATGATGTATCTCCTCAAGATATTTTCCGTTTAACGAATGGTGATTCTGCAGATAGAGCAGTGGTCGCCAAATACTGTATTCAAGATTGTAACCTAGTTCATCATTTAATGAATAAAATAGACGTAATTACTGGTTATGTTGAGATGTCACGTATTTGTAGTGTTCCTATTAGTTTCTTAGTATTTCGCGGTCAAGGTATTAAACTTACTAGTTTTGTAGCTAAAAAATGTAGAGACAAAGATACATTGATGCCGGATATAGAAAAACCGTTCAACGCAGAAGGTTATGAGGGTGCCATTGTGTTACCACCAAAGTGCTCTATGTATATGGATAATCCAGTTGCCTGTGTTGATTATTCATCTCTGTATCCTTCTTCTATGATTAGTCAAAATTATTCTCATGATAGTAAGGTTTGGTCAAAAGAATATGATTTACGAGGTAATCTTATTAAAGTAACTGGTGAACAAGATGAAGAAGGTAATTTCATTTATGATAATTTGCCTGAATATCAATATATTGATATTGAGTTTGATACTTATAGATATATTCGTAAGAGTGCAACAACAAAAGCAGAGAAAACAAAAGTAGGAAAAATGATTTGTAGATGGGCTCAATTTCCTGATAATAAAAAGGGAATTATGCCGTCCATTTTAGAAGAACTATTGAAAGCAAGAAAAGATACACGTAAAATGATTAAAACCGAAAAAGACCCGTTTATGCAAAATATTTTAGATAAGCGTCAATTAGGTTATAAGGTAACTGCAAATTCCTTGTATGGACAATGTGGTTCTAGAACTTCCACATTTTATGAAAAAGATGTAGCAGCATCTACCACAGCCACAGGTCGTATGATGATTATCTATGCAAAACGTATGATTGAAGAAGTATATGGTAATGAAATTGTTGAAACAAAAAATGATGGAAAAGTAAGGACTCGTGCAGAATATATATATGGAGATACAGATTCAGTATTCTTTACATTTAATTTAGAAAATCCTGAAACTGGCGAAAAAATTCGTGGACAAAAAGCACTAGAACTAACGATTGAAATCGCTCAAGAAGCAGCAAATTTATGTACACAATTTTTAAAAGCACCGCAATGTTTGGAATATGAAAAAACACTCATGCCGTTTATTTTACTATCAAAAAAGCGGTATGTTGGTATGTTATACGAAGAAGACCCAAACAAAGGATATATGAAGTTTATGGGCTTGTCTTTAAAAAGACGCGATTCATGTGATTATTTAAAAGATGTATATGGAGGTATTTTGAATATATTGATGAAAGAAAATAATATATCTAGAGCAATGGAATTTTTACAACAATCACTAGATGACCTTATCAAAGGAAAAGTAAGTATGGATAAATTAGCCATTACAAAAGCTCTTCGTGGATATTATAAAAATCCTCAACAAATAGGCCATCGCGTTTTAGCAGATAGAATTGGTGCACGAGACCCAGGTAATAAACCAAAGCCAGGGGATAGAATGAAATTTGTATTTGTTGTAAATGATAAACCAAAAGCCCTGATGGGTGATAAAATAGAAACACCAGACTTTATTACTCAAAATGAATTAAAAATAGACTATAATCATTATATTACAAATCAATTAATGAAACCTTTACAGCAACTGTTTGGATTGTCATTAGAACAGATTTGGGAATTGCAAAATAAAAAATCAGCAATTAAGACATATATAAAAGAAATGGAAAAGTTAGAAAAAGAATATACTGACATGGAAGAATTCATGAAGAAAAAAGAAAAGTATTGTGCAGGAAAAATTAAAGTATTGTTGTTTGATAAAACATTAACAAAAATATATAACGAAAAACACGGTATTCAACAAATTACGAATTTCTTCGTTAAAAAATAATAAAAATTTTATCATATTATTTAAATAAATTTTTTTTATGGAAAATTTATCAGATGATGAACTTAGCGAAGAACCTAATCTTTATTTATCGAATGATGTAGACCAGATGACAATGGAATTATTGATGAATAAAAATTCCAAACATAAATACAAATCAAAAATTAACCCCGAAAATAAACTTATGTACATAGACCAGAACAATGAATTATTGAAATATAAGAGTCAAATTTTAGAAATAACTGAACAAAAAATAAATGATAGCCATACTCAAATAAATGGAGACCTAGATACTATTTTTGATGCCTATGTTTTAGCTTGTATTCGTCATTTTAAACAAAAAGAAATAGAACATTCTAATTTATTTAATGAAGAACCAATGGATAGTAAACTTACGCAACCAAAAGTAAAAAAAACAAAAGACCCTTTTTCACTTTGGACTGACCAAAAAGTATATCGTAGAGATTACTATGATAAAAGTGATGATGAAATTTAAATATCTAAAATAATATCACATACATATATATATGGAAAAAATAAAAGGTACAATTAAAAAATATATAAGCGGGAAACGTCGCACAAAAAAAATAAAACCTATAAATTGTCATCCTAATGCAGAAAAAGATAGTTTAAAAAGTAGACCAACATGCATGACAAGTAAAATTATTAAAAAAATAAAAGAAGATTATAACAAGACTCATGATGATAAAATTAATGAAAATAAACCCTCATTAATATGGGATGCTCTAAGAGAAAAAATAAAATCTTGTGACCGTGAAGATTGTTGGTTAAATCAGATACAAGATGAAAAATTAAAACAAAAATTCATGGAGTCTTTATTTGCACCATTTCATCCCGATGAATGGAAGCAAAATCCGTCTGCTTGGTTAAGTAATCATGATATATTTAATGTATTATCGCAATATGAAAAAGCATATTCAGACTTTCGTTTTATTGGGCCAACCCCAATTGATTTTGAAAGTGTACCACAAACATATGATGATGTATGTGTTTGGAAAGACCTATGTAAATTTTCATTACAGAAAGAGGTAAATAAAGGATTTAAGAAAATTGGAGTAATATTTAATTTAGACAAACATACCGGTCCAGGAACACATTGGACTTCTCTTTTTATTGATGTCACTGACAAATTTATATTTTACTTTGATAGTGCTGGTGATTCACTTCCGACAGAGGTTAAAAAATTAGTTGAAAAAGTTATGCAACAAGGTTTAGAATTAACGCAACCTACAAAATTTACCTATTACGACACACATATGCTTGAACATCAAAAAGGAAATAATGAATGTGGTATGTATTCTTTATTCTTCATTATAACTATGCTAACCAATAAAGTAAATAATAAAAAATTTAAAAATATGAAACAAAAATTAAATTATTTTACAAAAAATAGAATCAATGATAAATTTGTTTTTCAAAAACGAAAGCAATACTTTAATGAAGAATAAAATATATACATAATATAACTAGAATATATTATGTCTGACAAAGATACAATTCGAGAACCTTACAAAAAAGAATTTAAGATTGAAATTATAGATAAAGATAGCGAAGAAGGCGTTATAAAAAGGTTAAAACAAGAAAAAGGTGTGAAAATAGATGATATCAGTGACCGTACATTTGAGAACAAACTTTTAGATTCATGTTATAAATATAATATTCCTGATTTTTCAAATTTTTTTGGGAATATTTTAAACGACCTATTTAAACCTAGCAAAAAAGACAGAGAAATAAAAACAAAGTTACAATTTTTTAAAAGTAATAAACCAAATAATCGCGGTTCTTATATTTCTGATTTCCGTATTTCTGTAAACAATGAAGAAATGCCTTTTTCTAGTTTGGACCAAGTAGATTATTTTTTAACAAACTATATTGGTTTTGTTGAAAATGAAAAAAAAAGTGACAAAGACCCTACTAAAATTAAAGACCCTGAACTAATTAAAAAAAAATTTTTTAATAAAATAGAAAAAGAATATAGCCATTTCCCTGCGATGATTGACCGTGATATAAAGGAAGATATCGATAAGGAGGAAAAAGATACAAATGAAAAGAAAAAAGTAGATGCTGCAGGAGCTGGAGGAAAATCACGAAAATATAAAAAACGCAACAATAAAAGTAAAAAAAATAAAAAAACAGGTAAATCAAGAAAAATGCGAAAAAACTAATAGTTTAATATAAAAATCATATTTATAATGTAATATATATATGACTTACAAAAAACGAATAATGTTTAAAGGTTTCTGGAGAAATTTTAATAAAAAAAATAATATATTCACAAATATTTTAAATATGAATAATACGGATTTTGAAATAGTTGATAAAGACCCAGATATTATTATTTTTTCTGTGTTTGGTCAAGAACAATATCGTTATAATATTGATTTTTCAAAAAGAAATATATTTTATACTGGAGAATCATACTTATATTTAGACTACAATACGCCTTTCATAAAAAATATTGAACTTAATTTAACAGTTGAACATAGTACACAACATAATAATATTCGATTCCCTATTTGGTTAGCTTTTTATATTGGTAAATACGGTAGTATTTTTCAAAGAAATAATGTAAATTTCTCTCATGAAACCTTAACACTAACAAAAAAAAACACCAATGATTTTTGTTGTTTTGTATATTCAAACAATATAGATTTTAGAAATAACTTTTGCAAAAAACTATCACAATATAAAAAAATAGATTGTGGCGGAGATTGTTTAAATAATATAAACGAGAAAGTAAAAGATAAAATACAATTCCAACGAAAATATAAATTTTGTATTGCTTATGAAAATACTATACATGACGGCTATACAACAGAAAAAATATTTCAATCTTATTTATCAAACTGTATACCTATTTACTATGGTTCGAAATCTGTAGCATTAGATTTCAATCCTGAAACATTTATAAATGCGCATGATTTTAACAATGATGAAGATTTAATTGAATATATTAAAGAAGTAGATAATGATGTAAACCTATATAATTCTTATTTAAACAAACCTATTTTTTCTAAAAAATGGCTTGATATTTTGAACGACCCCGAAAACACATTTTTTAAAACTATTTCACAGAAAATATTACATATGAATTTGAATATTATTATTCCAGTAAGAAATAGAGAAGAAGAATTAAAGGAAATAATTAAAAATTTATCAGAAATTTTGACAAAACAAAATATAATTTTTCATTTTTTTGTCATATATCAAAATGATAATAAACTATTTAACAAAGGAATATTAAATAATATAGGATTTTTATATGCAAAGGATAAAAATACTTGCAATAATTTTTTATTTAATGATGTAAATGTGTACCCTCGTTCGCCTGAAATATACAATTTTAACTATATTATCAAATCAAACGAAATTTACAATCCATATGGGTATCAACATTGCTTAGCTCGTTTTTTTATGATACAAAAAAATACTTTTGAAAAATTAAATGGATATAGTAATATGTATAACGGCTGGGGGTATGAAGACACAGACCTACAACGCAGAGCAACGCATAAAAACGTAAATATAAATAGAAATATATTTTGTAAAAGAACAAAAATGTCGAGATATTTTGTAGATAGTTACACTAATCCGCGTGAAAAAATGAAAATAGCAGAAAAAACTACGAAAATAACATATTATAATAAATGGGATAAGAAGAATCAAAAAGATATAGATATAGAAATTTCTAATGATGGTTTAACTTGCATTAATTTAAAGGATTATATAATATCCACAGAAGAAGGCGATAATATTACAAAGATCTTTGTTGAAATATAATCTACATATTATTTATATTATGTATTGGACTGATTGGTCTTATGGAAAACGAAGAATGAGTTCAAAACTAGAAACATTACTTGAACCGCCAAGAAAACGGAATTGTTTTGAACGTTTTTTTTGTTTTTACAATAAAAGACACGAAGAAAATCTATCAGATTCTATACTTTATCAAAAAAACCCACCAAAGAAAGTTCGATTCACATTTAATATATAATGTCATTATCTATTTTCTAGTACATAAATGCCATTGACAATATATTTGCTTTTTCCCCAAATAAGATTCTAAAATTTTAAAATGTTTACTTAAATACATTTTAAATTCATCGAATGTCCATTCTCGTACATGAGCAGTATTATTTGGAGGACCATCCAATAATTCTAATTTTTGCTCTATACCATATCTCGCCCATCCATGATGGTTAACAAACATTTCAAGACATGGTGTTGATATTAAAAAATAATCACAAGAAAAAGATTTCATATAGTTTATTAACTCATCTGGGTCAGCTATATGTTCTATAACATCAGATGACATAATTAAGTCAGATTGCTTATCACCCTCATTATTAAACGAAGTTGATGGTTCGCCACTATTTATCCATTTATTATTTGGATAAGTTTTACGAAGAAAACTTATACACGGTTCTGTTTCATATCCAATTGTTTCGTATTTGCCTAAGTATTTAATTAACTTATAACCAGAACCACAACCAATATCAATTATTTTATTAAATCCCTTCTTTTCCATTATTTCACTTGCGTAAACATATACTTCTTTTTGCCACTTATCATTGTGACATTTTGAGTCATCAAAATGTGTATTATTAGGTCTAATTTTATAATTAATTGGTTTACAATACTTATCTAATGTATTAGATGCATCCATTGTACTTTATATATATAATAAATTTATATTATTTTTAATAAAATGTCATTATATGAATGATATTATTATTATAATCATTGATGATTATTATTTTAATGTTACCGAATATGCGAAACATCATCCTGGTGGAAAACGAATATTAAAAAAATATAATATGAAAGATGCTACATTTGAATTTAACTCAATAAAAGGACACGGTGATGCATTTGCTATTGATGAATTAAATAAATATTGTATTGGTAAAGTAAATGAAATAAATATTCATGAATATTTAACAAAAAATTTTCCCAATCCGTGAAAAAAAAATTGAAAAATGGACAAAAATATTTGTCCATTTTTAAAAATTTTTGCTGACTTTTCAGAAAAAAAAGTGAAAAAATCGATTTACAGCATAATGCTTTAAATACGAAAAAAATAATGATATTATTGACTGCAACCTAAAAAATATTATTTTTAAATGATTTAAGGCGTTTTTTATGTAGTCCTATATTAGGACTACATATGACTACATTTTTACGCCAAAATAAATCACCAAAATATATTTGTGAAGAATGTAACTTTAAAAGCAGCAAAAAAAGTGATTATACACGCCATCTTTCCACTGCAAAACATTTAATGACTACAAAAGGACTACAAAAAAACGCCAATGCAATATGGTGTGAATGTGGCAAAGTATATAGTTGTAGACAAAACCTTTATCGTCATAGAGCAAAGTGCGCTTTTTTGCGCGAAAAAGGCGCTTTTTCAAAAGATAGCGATGATGACAGTGAATATGATAATAAAGATATGAATACTGAAACAATTTTAAACGTAATTAAACAAAATCAAGAATTTAAGGATATGTTGTTTGAACAATCTAAACAACTCCATGAAACTCATGAACAATTAGTACGTTCAAATGAACAAAACATAAGTATGCAGTTAAAATTACTTGATGCATTTAAAGATGGAAAAACAATCGTAAATACTACAAATAACAATCAGAAATTTAATTTAAATTTTTTTCTAAATACAACTTGCAAAGATGCTATGAATATGTCAGAATTTATTGAAAATATACATATAGATTGTAAAGATATTGAGAACATTGGAAAAAATGGCTATATTTCTGGAATGACTGATATGATTTTATCACGCATAAGAGATTTAGATGTTACAAAACGTCCCTTACATTGTACAGATTTAAAAAGAGAAACAATGTATATTAAAGATAATGATGAATGGAGTAAGGATACACCAGATAATTCAAAATTACGAAATATGATAACAATAGTAGCAAAACAAAATTATAGTGCATTACCAATATGGAGAGAAAACCATCCAGAATGTAAGGATACTAGTAATCCACAATATGGGTTTTGTGTTGACATGATGCGTAATATTTTAGGTGACGTAGGAGAGAATCAAATTAGGATGGACAATAAAGTAATAAAAAATCTTTCAAGGCACATTTTGGTAGATAAAACGTAAAACAATATAAATAATAGCACTATAATAAAATAATGCTACTATCAGAACAATATAATATGTTATGGAGTACTTCCTGGATAACGTTATATCCAACATTAATGGCCTTACATAGAAAACAATATGACATGGCTTTAGGAACAGGAATGGTTTTTTTAACTTCTTTAAACTATTGGAAAGACCCAACAAATCAAATGAATCGTTTAATAGATGTAACTACTGTTAGATGTGTTTTACTATATCAATTATATAATTCAATTGTAAAAAAAAAAAGATTATTTTGGGTATTTGCTTCTACTGGTGTTACAAGTTACTTAGTTGGTTGTCATTTTTATCGTCAAGATAAACTATGGTTGTATACGTATTGCCACTTTGGATTGCATATCTTGGGAAATTGTGGTAATTTCACTTTGCTAGAATAAATGCATTAAAAAAGTAATTATTTTAATTTACATTCATTACAAATTATTTTGTATTTTTAATCAAAAGCCATTGATTTTTCAGGCTTTAAATTCTTGCTGATTAGATACCATTTAAGTGTATTTATATCATTAATATCTGTATAGCAAGGATACAATCGATAGTGATTATTAGTAACACCGACCCATGTACTTGGCTTCATTTCATTTTCTGACCATACCTTAGTAATTTTTTTAATAGCTGCATCATAGAAACCTTTATGTAGACTTAGGTCGCTTGTAATTGGCTTTCTTTTTTTAGGACCACGTACATTATTAGGTAGACTATTAGGAATGAAATGCGAGTGAAAATCTGCAACAATATCTGAAAAATCTGTAAATATTATGTATCGTTCCTTTCTGTTATCAATATAGTTTGTGATAAACAATCTGGGATGATTGAATGTGTCTTTGCCGTGAGTTTCGTCATTTTTTCTATACGTACTACTGCTTATCCAAGGAAGAGAATTGTCTAAAAAGTCTGAATCCCATAGTTGCCTATAACGAAGTATGGAATCAACATTAGTATAAACAATTGAATCTTTATTTACATCGTATCCAGTATTTCGACCAGCTAAACCTTGTACATTAACACTGTCGCTTGGGTTAAGTGAATAACGTTCATATAAAACACCTATATGTGTCTTGACAAGTGTTGCCGCACAACGTAATTTTTCTTTAATGAGAATGAAAGTATGTTTTTCAGGAGGTGTAGACAGAACCGCGTTTAAGTTTTTAATATCACCATGTTGATTATATTCTAAGTAATTATAATCATTTATTCCAAAAATACGACCAAGATTTAGATTAACTTGTGTATCACCTCCGTGAATTCTAAACAAGTGATATCTATAAGAATCAAAAGAGTTTATTTTTTCTTTAATTTCTTGAATATGTAGTAATGTTTCTTTTTTAGTATTTTCCGCTGAATGATTAAAATATCTATTTTTCTTGGATTTTGAATAATCGTTGTCAAATCCACGCAGGTCTTTGCTTTCTAGAACGCGTCCTTGGTCATAAAGGTCGAATAGACTTGTATAACCAGGTCCTGGTTCACCTTTGATAATTTTTGTGTGGTTCTTCCAAAATTTATTGGAAAGATTGTACAGAGCACCGTCTGGTGTTGCACTAAATTCAACACATTTAATATCTCGTTCAAATAGGGAATCTAAATCCTGAAGACCCGCCTTAACAAAGAGTTTAGATAAAGTTTGTGTGTCTTTGCATGCAACCTGAATCTCATCGAAAATAAGTAACACGTTGCGCATTTGACTTAATTCTTCTATAAATTTATCGTTAATCTCGTTTCTATGTAAAATACGGATATCAATAGCAATTCGAACTTCCATTTGGGCTCGCCAGTCTTTATCACTAAGACCTGTAATAATGATGATATGTTTTACTGGTGTAAAATTATGTGGTTCAAGTAAATATTGTCTGATTAACGCAGACATAGTTCCAGTTTTTCCACTTTGCGTTAGTGCAACTAAAAGAACAAACAAAGTCGTTGGGTGCATTAGTTCGGCATTAATTTTTGCTGCAGAAATACGTTGGTTATCATGTATTTTTGACGTCCCATCAAGTATTTTAATATCGATACTGTCTCTTACACGTCGTCGACGAATACATTCAATTTCCCGTTGGTCGTAAGGAGTAGGAATAACGTTTCTACGATTATGCAAACTTGTTAATAAATTTGTTAAAGGAGTATGTTCAAAGTCTTTATGACTAATCATTTCTACTAATATATATTCGAGTTTTTCTAGTTCGAAAGGAGTAGGATGAATGTTGCTAGTCCTAATTAAATCTTTCGCAATATCTAATATAGAAGTAAGACTAGTGTTACTACGAAACGATTCTACTATGGCCTTTGACATATTCAAAGGTCTAGAATCAGGTTCTGTTCCTGATTCGGGTGTTTGTGAATTCAGATATTCTACTGACATCTCAGCTGTTTAATGTTACTTATAAATTTAAGCTAAGTAAATAAGTCAATTTTATATGTAAGGCCTAATATGAGAACGTGGTTGGACTTAAAATTAGAAAATCTATAGGAAAGTACTTAGTTTAACAAAGAAAATAAATATATAATATAATCATATAGTATATATTTATGAGTGAACAAGAAAATAATGAGATATTTCGTCCTTTAGAAAAGTTAATAAAAAGGCCAAATCCAGTCCCATATAAAAAGTTTGTTGTTCCTATGCCTATAGAAATAAATGAAGATAATAAAGATAATGAAGTTGTTGAAGAAAAAGAAGAAGAAAAAGAAGAAATAGCGGAAGAAAAACCAAAGAAATTGGTTATTGACAAACGAAAAGAAAATAAAGTAGACCGTATGGCCATTATAAATAAAATAAAAAAAAATATGAGAGTAGAAGTATTTGATAAAAGTGATAAACCAGATAACATGGTAGTAGAATTACGTGAAAATATTCCAACCAATACAGGTAGGGAATTATTAATAGAAGAAAAAGAGGAAGATTTAGAAAAATTACCTGAAGAAACAAATACGTTGAATGTTGAATCAATTGTAGAAATAAAAGAAGATTTGCAAATAGAGGCAAAAGATACAGATAAAAAAACAAAAAAACCTTTACGTAAAAGAAAATTAAAAATTGCTCCAGATGCAGAAGACATTACAAACGTTGATTTAACTACAGCTATGATTCGTACCCAAAAAGTAGTTGACCGCCTTCCAAAAGAAAAAGAAAAAATTATAGTAAAAGCTCCTTCTTATTACATGAATAATCGTAAAATCTATATGCAAAAACTCACTGAATTATTTAGACCTTATCAAAAAGAAATATTGGATAATCAAGAAAACGCTTCTTGTGACCAAGGCGCAAAAACGCGAGATTTTGATTTACTTACTCATCAAAAAATCGTGAGAGATTATTTGAATTTATATACTCCTTATCGCGGTTTATTATTATACCATGGTCTTGGGTCTGGAAAAACCTGTACTTCAATAGCCATTGCAGAAGGAATGAAATCAAATAAAAGAGTATTTGTAATGACTCCAGCATCTTTAAAAATGAATTTTTTTAGTGAAATGAAGAAATGTGGTGATGACCTTTACAAAAAAAATCAATACTGGGAGTTTGTAAGTATTGATGGAAATCCAGATTATGTTGGAATATTAGCAAAGTCATTAAGTTTGTCAACAAATTATATTCATGAAAAAGGTGGAGCATGGTTAGTAAATATTAATAAAGAATCAAATTATGAAACATTAGAAAACGAAGAACAAAAATCATTAGATGACCAATTAAATGAGATGATACGTGCAAAGTATACTGATATAAATTATAATGGTATGAATGAGAATAAAATGAAATTATTAACTGGAAATTATACAAATAATCCATTCGATAATTCTGTGGTTATCATAGACGAAGCACATAACTTTGTTAGTCGTGTAGTAAATAAATTAAAACAACCAAAGTCTATATCCTATCGCTTATATGATTATTTAATGAGTGCAACAAACGCAAAAATTGTATTTTTAACAGGCACACCTATTATCAATTATCCAAATGAAATTGCAGTATTATATAATATGCTACGTGGATATATTAATAGTTATGTTATTCCTATTAAATGGGAAAAGAAAGAAAAACTAAATACAGATACTATTATGAATATTATGGATAAAGAAAATATCAAAACATATGATTTCATTGAATATACCGATGGAAAATTAAGTATTACACGTAACCCATTTGGCTTTGTAAATACTAAAAAGAGAGGAGCATTAAAAGGAACAAAAAAAGCACCTAAAAAACAAGAAAATAAAACGAAAAAGCAAGAACCAGAAGTAGAATTAGATATGGATGGAGGAGAAGGACAATTATTTGAAAAGTATAATGGTGTAAAATTAGATGATTCTGGTAATATAACAGATAATCAATTTATTGAAATCGTTGTAAAAAGTTTGAAAAAACATGGAGTTGAAGTAAATGAAAAATTAATACAAAAGATGAAATATAAATCGTTACCCGATGTAAAAGATGAATTTATAGATAATTTTGTAGATGAAGAAGAAGGAACATCTAAGAATTTAAATTTATTTCAAAAACGTATATTGGGTTTGACATCATATTTTAGAAGTGCACAAGAAGAATTATTACCTAGTTTTGTAAAAACAGAAAATGATGATATTTATCATGTTGAAAAACTAGAAATGACAGAACATCAATTTAATTTATATGAAAAAATTAGAAAACAAGAACATGAACATGAAAAAACAAAGAAAAAATTAATGAGAAAGAAGAAGAAAGAAGATAATTTATTTGATGTTTCTTCTACGTATCGTATTTTTTCTAGAGCAGCTTGTAATTTTGCATTTCCTCCTCCGATTGATAGACCTATACCAAACTTAACTGAAGAAGCAGAAGTTGATGAAGCCATATTAGATGCAACAAATCCAGTAGTACAAGAAGAATATGGCGAAGAAGTCAACGATAAGCCATTTGAAACAAACAAAGAGGAAGAAAATTATACGAAACGCATTCAAAATGCATTGGAATCATTAAATAAAAACAAAGAGAATTCAGAAGAAAAAGAATATTTATCAAAGGAAACATTACCTTTATACAGTCCAAAATTTGCAAAAATATTAGAAAATATACAAAATGCAGATAATGAAGGTTTACATTTATTGTATAGTCATTTCCGTACATTAGAAGGTATTGGTATCTTACGACTAATTTTATTGGCCAATGGTTTTGCTGAATTTAAACTTAAAAAGGAAGGAAATTCATTTGAATTGGACGAGAAAGATGAAGACCGTGGAAAACCGAAGTTTGTATTATATACAGGAACGGAGACACCTGAGGAGAAAGAGATTATTCGAAATGTTTATAATAGCATGTGGGAATATGTACCTTCATCTATTAGTCAAAAATTAAAAGAAGTCAATGACAATAATTATTATGGTGAGATTATTAAGTTGATGATGATTACTTCTTCTGGCGCTGAAGGTATTAACTTGCGAAATACTCGTTTTGTCCATGTTGTTGAACCATATTGGCATATGGTAAGAGTTGAACAAGTCGTTGGAAGGGCAAGAAGAATATGTAGTCATCAAGATCTACCTGTGGAAAAAAGAAATGTAAAAGTATATCTCTACGTATCAACTTTAAGCGAGCAACAAAAGAAAGATGATAAACATATAGAATTATTAATTCGAGATGTAAGTAGGTTGGATAAAAAGACACCGATTACTACTGATGAAAATTTATATGAATTAGCAAGTGTAAAACAAAAAATAAACAATCAAATATTAAATGCAATTAAAGAATCAGCAGTAGATTGTAATTTATATTCCAATACATCAAAATCAAAAGATGACCAATTAGTATGTTATGGTTTTGGTAAAGTTGAATCCAATGCATTTTCTTCATATCCTTCTTTTGAAAAAGATACATTAAATAAGACAGGTTTAGATGTCAAGAAAATTAATTGGAAAGGAACAAAAATAACTGAGAATGGAATTGATTATGTATTAAATAAGGAAACGGGAGATGTGTATGATTTTAATAGTTATGAACGAGCATTAGAATTAGGAACGGAATTATTGAAAATAGGTAAATTAGTTACAAAAGACGGTAAGCCAATGATTGATAGAGATTTATAAATTTCATGATAAACATATTTTATCATGAATAAAAATTGATTGATAAATACAAAAATAGATAAAATATAAATACATAAATATGAATGATAATATTTTTGCAAACAATACACAAGAAACCATTTCTGAGAAGTATGTCTCACTTACAGAAATAATGGGATATCCTACAAAAATGCTCGATAGTGAAAAATTTTCGGAACTTGATGAAAAATTAAAGGAAAAAATATATTGGGCATTAAATAAGCCAGAAGAAATTATAAAAAAAAATGGAACTACTATGAAACAGCAAAAAGAAGAAAAAAAGGATAGAGAAAAAAAATGGGGTAACAATATGATAGGACAAATAAATAATGGACAATGGACTACTATATTAGGGGAAAGATTAGTATTTGATATTCTTAAAATATTAGGGCAAAATCCTAGAAAAGTTGTAAAAAAAGAAGGTTTTGAACCGGATTGGGAAACAGATGAATATATGTACGAAGTAAAAACATCAAATTGGTGGGTAGATGGAACTGCTGGAGAAAAAGTATACGGGACATTTATTAAATATCAAAAAGTTCCTGAATTGTATGGAAAACCTCTTAGAATTGTTTGTCTGGCAAATCAAGAGAATGAATTAGAGTTTGGTAAAACTAAATATTTTGGCGAAGAAGTAACGGAAAAAACAAAAAAAATATTGGAGTTAGCTAAAACATGGGATATTGAATATATTCGTTTTAGAGATTTGGTGAATCCAATAATTCAATAGTTCTTAATAATGATAATGTAAATGTATTTAAATATTTTTTATTTACCACGTATGTTTGCAGAGACGGTCGTAATATAAATCTACGTTATGGTCTCCAACGCTATAGCAATTAAATAGTGAATATTTCCACCACCCGTATTCATAGTTTTCAAATAATTCGCATTTTTCATCGCTGACGGCGATGTTTCTACCTACATGTTTGAATAGAAACATTGGTGTTCCTGTAATAACATCTCGGTCGTTAGTAATGCGATAATGTTCAAGGTTTTGCTTGCCATCAAAAGCATCCTTAAATGCTTGATTTCCTACGCGAGGACTTGCAAATGAAACAACTGATACCTGGTTATCTATATCGTGTGAAAGTTCAAATCCAAACAAGGTGCAAAGGGCTCCTCCAAGACTATGTCCAGTTATGTAAATATGATAGTCAGGATGTTCATCAAGAAGAGTCTTTAAAGTTGCAACAATTTTTTCATATACACCACTATCATGTAATTGACGGAAAAATCCACTATGCACATATACATCATCATAAGTATCTTGCAAAATTTTTCTCTTTAGAATCATAAAATCATAATACCAATCTGATTTAGACTCGCTTCCTCGAAATACAACGCATATACGTTTGTTTGTTTCGCTAATTGTTATACCAACCTGTATATCTGTTGTCTTGTCGCTAATGAATTTCACTACTCTTCCATGAGGAGATGATTCACTTAATTTTTCAAGGACCTCTTTTCTAGGGTCAGAAATATCCATTTTTATATCTTCCTCTTCATCATCTTTTTTGGAAGAAACGAATGTTTCAATTGTTTCGTCTTTATCAAATGTAAATTTTTTTGAGTAATCATAAACTAGCATTGTTATTCCTAATAAATCCATAACTTTTGCGTGGTCTATTGTTTTGCTAAAATCTCCAACTAAATTGGCGTTCATTTTATATATATATATAAAATGAATATTTTAAATATTTTTTAATTTAACATTTAATTCGTTTTTTTGTTACTATTTATCGTAATAAAAAAACGTTTATGAGATTTGATTAAACAATTAATAATTCTTTATAATGACTTCTTTCGCTTTTGCATCTGGATTTTTAGAATTGATTGACCTTTTACAAATAATTGATAGTATATTATATTTTTCATTTGTAAAGTTTTTACGTACTAACTCTACATCTGCGTTGCTTAACATTATTCTTTTATTTGTTTCTGTTAAGCTATGTATTAAATTAAACAATTTATTATGTTGGTCAATATCAAATCCATCTTTTGTATATCCAACAAATGAAGTATCTGTATTTGGTGCATATGGTGGGTCAAGATATATAAAATCATTTGATTTTGCTTTTGATAATGATGAATTAAAATCACAACACTCAAAAACAACATTTTGTATTAATTGATGTACTTCTTCTAAATGTTCTTTATTTATAATTTCCGGATTTTTATAATGCCCATAGGGAACATTAAACCCATTTGGGCCCTCTCTGAATACGCCTCTAAAACAAGTTTTATTTAAAAATATAAACATAGCAGTACATAATGTACTTTTTTTGTCTGTTAAGCATAAGTTATTATACTTACTTCTTATCCAATAATAGTAATTCTCTTTTGCCTTTTTTGCTTGTTCTAAGTTTTCAGGTTTTCGATTTACTTCTCCATTTCCACATTTATTAAATTCTGTAATAATTTCTTGAAGTTTATTATAAACATCATTATGCTGTGTCTGAATATTTTTATATGTATAAATTAAAGATTCGTTTAAATCATATGCATATATATTTCCATTAACTTTAATGATTTCATTTTTTATGCTCGATAATAGTGTCAATAGTACGCTACCGCCCCCTAGAAATGGCTCATGATAATTATTCATTTCAACCGGAAAATTAGAAATAACTGTATCAATAATTTGAGTTTTTCCACCAACCCATTTTAAAATAGGTTTCGTTTTATTCATTTTCACTTATATTATATTACCTGTAATATTTTTAAATCTATTCCTAGAATATTGTTGTCTACATGCTAATATTCAATTTTATATAATTCATTTTAAATTCTTTGTATATTGTCCTTTATAAATTTATTAATATGTTTAATTAATAGAATTTATTTATTTATAAATGTATATGAAATTTGAAGATATTATTGATAATGATAATATTTACTTGTATTTAGGGGATATTTCAATACAAAGAAGAGAATATGCAAACATACCTTTTATTGGATTACTTAATAAAAATAATTTTGAAAATAAATATCATATTCAACATGATGTTACAAATTCTATACCATTAAATAATAATACTGTTGATATAGTCCAATCGGAGGACGTAATGGAACATATAGAATATGACTTACTAAAAGATTCAATTAATGACATATATAGAATATTAAAACCAGGAGGGCTTTTTCGTTTATCAATGCCTGATTATAAATGTGATGTTTTATATAATCGTTCTGTAAAAGATAGTAATGGAAATATTATATTTGACCAAGGAGGAGGAGGTGATTATGATAGAATTAATAAAAAAGTAATTAATGGAGGTCATGTATGGTTTCCGGTATTTAGTACTGTTAAATCATTATTAGAATCAACTGATTTCCTAAATGGTAAAATAAATTATTTACATTACTATGATGATAATAATACTCCAGTTACAAATAAAATAGATTATAGCAAAGGGTTTATATCAAGAACGCCTGACCATGATGACAGAGTAAAAGAACCATATAGGCCGATGTCTATTGTTGTAGATTGTTATAAGTAATTGCTCATTATTTTACACCATTGAAAATTTAATGATGTAAAATTATATTATAATTTACATAAGATTTTTATTTAATTTGGTAGGAAGACCGTGTCCGAATAATACCATGTAAGCAAGAACTAAGGCACCTAATAATACACTGCGGTCTTCAGCAACACGAGTAGATTGCTTTAACCCATATACCATAACTAGGTACAACAAAACACCAAGCAAGAGAGCATGCAACAACATCATTAAACCACGTTCCATGATTATATATATTAAAAAGAAAAAATATTTTTATAATTTAAAAAGTTCTATGAGCAAATGGAATACCATCTAATTTGTACCATAATTGAGTTGCACCATCTAAAAGAATATATAAATTAGAATCTGTAAAGACCAATTGTATATATGGGTCAACTGTTTGATTAGTATTTGTATCAATATATGGGTCTTGTTTTTTTAAATGAATAATTTCTTTATTTTCTAAAATTACACCGTTATCGCTTCTATGTACAACCGAACCACTTTCATCATCATATATAGTAATTCTTGCCGCTGAATATAACCCAGTAGCTAATAATGTATTAATTGAAGTACTAAATTGATAATAATTAGCACTTTCAAATTTTGTTGTCATATAGTATAGTGAAGAATAATAATATGGTAAAAAAAGAAGATAATATACCTTTGAAGTACATTCCTAAATATTTATCTAAAAAGGACAGGAAGAAGCAAAAGAAAAATATTGAAAAAAGTATAACTTCTTATAAAAAAAAAGTATATCTAGAAAGACCTAAATTAGATTCTTATTCGCATAAAAGTTCCAAACATTTAGAGAAAGTAAAACAAATATATGGTGTTGACCCATTAATAGTGAATGATAGTCTTGCAAAAAAAACAGGTTGTTCAATAGAAGGATTGGAAAAAATTAAGAATAAAGGAAGAGGAGCTTATTATTCTTCTGGTTCTCGTCCAAATCAAACGGCAGAATCATGGGCAGTCCCTCGTCTAGCAAGTGCTATAACTGGAGGTCCTTCTAGTACATTTGATTATCATATTTTAGATGAACATTGTGAAAAAAATAGCAAAGCATTGAAATTGGCTAAAAAAACTTGTAAAAAAATGAACAAATGCAAAAAATATTTACAAAAGCCAAAGAAAAATAAAACAAAGAAAAATAAGAAATGATTATAGATTTTGTTTGTATGTTTCATTGGAATCTCTAATTAATTGTAAAGTTTCTTCTTTATTTTTCCAATCACCAACTTTTACCCATTTATCTTTTTCTAGAATTTTGTATGTTTCAAAAAAATTTGTAATTTCATGAATGATATGTTTAGGTATATCATTCATTGTTTCAATTTCATTTAATCTTGGGTCTTTATCAACAACAGCAAGTACTTTCTCATCTTGCCCTTTTTCATCTTCCATAATCATATAACAAATAGGTCGAACAAATACGACACTACCTGGTAAAAGTTCTCCATCGCACATAACTAACACATCTAAAGGGTCTCCGTCATCGCATAATGTTTGAGGGAAAAAACCATAATTATATGGATAAACAACAGAAGAATGTAGAATTCTATCTAACACTAAAGTATTTAGTTTATCATCCCATTCATATTTAAATCTAGAATTTTTAGACACCTCAATGTATGCAGGTATTTTATATGGAAAATTTTCATCAACTAATTTCAAATGATATGGTGAAAAAGAAGACATTTATATCATAAGTAAACAATTATATTTAAATCTATTTCGTTTATTTCATCAAAAATACATTTTATGAAATAAAATATAAAAACAAACGCATTGAAATAATTATATTTTTATGAACGAAGCGAATAATGTATTGACTATAAAAACTGTACAAATTCAACCGATAAGAAATATGATAACCGCAGTGAAAGATATATTAACAGATGCAACTATCACATTTACTAAAGATGGAATGAAAATCATTAATTTTGATAAAACACACACAATTTTAGTAAATGTTGGATTGCACGCTAATAAATTTGAATATTATAACTGTGAACCAGAAAAAATTATTGTTTGTGCAAATACTTTACACTTGTTTAAAGTTATTTCTACCATGTCCAATGATGATACACTTTCATTATATATTGATAAAGATGATTATCATGATGGTATTGTATCTCATTTGGGTTTGCAATATGACAACGGTGATATTAAACAATGTTATAGTCAAAAATTACGTTTAATTGAACCAGATATGGAAGAACTTGTAGTACCTGATGTTGAATATTCAACAGTAATAAATTTACCTACTACTGATTTTCAGAAGATTGTTCGTGACCTAAATGGAATATCTGACCGCATAGAGATTAAGTCGGTGGGCAATGATTTAGTATTTTCTTGTGATGGTAATTTCGCAAGCACGAAGATATTCCGTTCGCAATCTGATGGAAATATGGAATTTGTTCAAAAATCGGATGCATCAGTAGTAATTCAAGGAGAATTTTCCCTAAAGAGTTTGAGTCACTTCATTAAATGTACACCTCTTTGTAGTCATTTAGAAATGTATCTAGGTAATGATTTGCCTCTTATTGTGAAGTATGATGTAGCTTCTTTGGGAGAAATTCGCTTATGTTTGGCTCCTCTTCCTCCTTCTTAATTATTATAGTAAACTTATTTAAATATAATAATTACATATAACTATATGAAAAGCAGATATGCATTTGTATTAAAGTCTATAAAAAAGGATAAGACACTATTACCTAAATTCGAAAATTTGAATGGTAAAACATATATTGTATCAGGAGCGTCTCGTGGTATTGGATTTAATATTGCTAAAAAATTAGTTCAGAATGAGGCCAATGTAACAATTATTGGTAAGACACAAGAACCTCATCCTAAATTAGAAGGGACTATTTATTCAGCTTTAGAAGAATTACAAAATATTCCAAATAATAAAAGTATAATACAGGCTTTTCCTTGTGATATAAGAAAACCTATTGAAATTGATATTACAATTAATGAAACCTTGAAAATGAATGGAAAAATAGATGGTGTCATATTAAATGCAAGTGCATTGTGTTTGAATAATACATTACATCAAACAAAAAAAGAAGTAGATTTGATGTCTAGCGTAAATATTAATGGTACATATTTGTTTGGACAAAAATGCCTTCAACATATGCATAAAAATAAAGAAGGGCATATGTTAATGATTGCACCTCCAATTGATATGCTTTATACCGACGATTGGTGGACAAATCATTTGTATTATTCTATGTCTAAATTTAATATGTCATTGATGGCAAAATTTTGGAACAAAGAATTTTCAAATATTGGGGTCAATACCTTGTGGCCAAGAACAACGATTAATACAGCGCCCGTGAAGAATTTATTGGGGGGAGATGAAATGGTAAATATTTCTAGAACAACCGATATTATGGGTGATGCTGCTTATCATATATTGGCTGCAGACCCAATGCTATGTAACGGTAAAAATTTTATTGATGATGAAGTATTGGCTTCATTGGACAAAGATGTAGAAAAATATCGCGTGAATCCGGATTTGAAGGAAAAAGATTTAATGCCTGATTTCTTCTGTTAATTAAATATTAAAATTTTTATTTAATATTTAATATACTCTTTTTGCTAGAGGAACTGATTCAACTTCATCATCTAATACATCACGGATAACATTTCTTTTTTTCAGTTCAATAGTATCTCCATCTAAATAAGCTAATGTATGAACCAACCAATCGTCATCATTTCGTTCGGGATAATCATCATGTGAATGAGCACCTCTACTTTCCTTTCTATAATTTGCACTATGAATGGTTGCCATAGCATTATCCAATAAATTTTTAAGTTCAAGCATTTCTATAAATTCAGTATTAAATATTTCACTTTTGTCATCAATACTTACATCTTGGAATTTTTTGTATAGTTTATTTAATTCATCGACTCCTTCTTGAAGAAGTTTGTCATTTCTAAATACACCTGCATGTTTTTGCATGACTCTCTGCATTTCTAAACGTAAATCACTTACATTAACAGTTCCTTTTTTATTTAGCAAATGTTGATAATAGTCCATATATTCTTGTAATTTTTCTTTATCACATTCTTCGACTTTGTCTTTCGAATTCTCTTGTTCATGAATATTTTCAGCACAAGCTTTACCAAATACAACTATATCTAATAAAGAGTTTGCACCAAGACGATTTGCACCATGTACAGATGAACTTGCTGCTTCACCTGCTGCCCATAACCCATCGATTATACTATTTTCATTTTCTTTTGTTGGCTTTATTACTTGTCCTTTCCAATTGGTTGGAATTCCTCCCATATTATAATGAACAGTAGGAAGAACTGGTACAGGTTCACGAGAAACATCAACACCAGCAAAAATCATGGCAGTCTCAGATATACCAGGTAGACGTTCGTCTAATAAATCTTTTGGTAAATGGCTTAACTGTAATAACATATGGTCTTTGTTTTCGCCTACTCCTCGACCTTCGTTTATTTCAACTGTCATTGCCCTTGCAACAACATCGCGACTGGCTAGGTCTTTTGCACTAGGCGCGTATCTTTCCATAAAACGCTCTCCTTCAGAATTAATTAAAAATCCACCTTCACCACGACAACCTTCTGTTAATAAAACGCCTGCTCCATAAACACCAGTAGGATGAAATTGAACAAACTCTGCATCTTGTAATGGTATACCTTGTCTTAACGCCATAGCATTTCCATCTCCAGTGCAAGTATGTGCACTAGTTGCTGAAAAATAACATCTTCCATAACCACCTGTTGCTAAAATTGTATTTTTCGCGTTAAATTTATGAAATGTTCCGTCCTCAATATTGTATGCTAATGCACCAACACAAGTATTATTTTCTTTGTTCATTAAAAGTTCTAAACCAAAATATTCAATAAAAAATTGTGCATCAAATTTTAAAGAGTTACCATATAACGTATGTAACATGGCATGACCTGTTCTGTCTGCAGCACAAGCGGTTCTATATGCTTGTCCTCCCTTTCCATAATCCAAACTTTGTCCACCAAAAGCACGCTGATATATTTTACCTTCTTCCGTTCTAGAGAATGGAAGTCCATAGTTTTCTAATTCTAGAACAACTTTGGGTGCTTCTCGACACATATATTGAATTGCATCTTGGTCGCCTAACCAATCACTTCCTTTCACTGTATCGTAAAAATGCCATTTCCAATCATCTTCGGTAATATTTCCCAGGGCAGCGTTAATGCCACCTTGTGCAGCTACAGTATGTGAACGTGTTGGAAAGAGTTTGGATATACATGCAACATTTATTCCTTTTTCGGCAAGACCTGCGGTTGCGCGTAATCCTGCTCCTCCTGCACCGATAACGATGGCATCATAATTATGTTCTTTGATGCCAATATTATTTGAAAAATGACGAAATCCTAGTTTTCTAAAATTTCGTATCATATATATAAATATGCAAAATATTTTTAAGTACTATAATTAAATTTCTTATTAATACTTAAACATATCTATCTAATAAATATATATGGATATGTTTGCGTTAATCCTTATTTTTTCTTCACTTTCTTGTTGTCTTTCTAAGGAATATAAGGCAGTAGATGAATTGAATATTCCGCAATATATGGGTAAGTGGTATCAAGTGTATAAAGACAAGTTTGATAATATTTTTCAAAAGAACGGAATATGTTCTACAGCAGAATATGTTTTAGGCGAAGATAACATTGTAAAAGTGCTAAATAAGCAAATAACCAATAATCAATATGATTCGATTACAGGAATAGCATATTATGATAATGATGATTGTTGTGGATATTTAACAGTTGAATTGAAAGACCAATCTCCTGCACCATACTGGGTATTGGAATTAGGACCTATTGTAGATGACCTATATGATTATTCTATTGTATCAGATAATAATGCTATTTCTCTTTTTGTTCTAGCAAGAGATGTTGACCGTTTTTATAAATTATATCAAGAACAAGTTGACAAATCTTTAAAAGAGTTTGGTTTTACAAAGGCTTATAATAAACCAGAAATAATGAATCAAACAAATTGTGTTATAAATAATTAATATTGATAAATTTGTATTTAAAGTGAAAATTAAATATAAATTAAATATAAAATGTATTTTATTAGTCCTCCCTTTGGAAACTATTTTTCTTTCCCCAAATTGCATCAAATTAAAGGAAGTTATACATTAGAACCAAGATACGGATTACTTGGTCAAATAATAAAAACCTTAAGATATAATTTTGAATATGGTGGTTGGACTAACAAGATTGGATTAAGAAATAAAGGTATTGACTATGCAATAAAGAATTACAATGGTGAAATAGTAAGTATAGCCATTTTAAATAAAGAGGATATACCAAAGATTGTAAAAAAAATACCTGAAAATATGAATATTGAAATTAATGTAAGTTGTCCTAATGCAGAAAAAAAAATGATTGATGAAGATATTAATTTGTTTTTGAATGATAAGAGAAAGTGGTGTATACTAAAATTAAGTCCTACCTGTAAATTTACGTCTATTGATAAATATTATAAAATGGGTTTCCGTCAATTTCATTGCAGTAATACTATTCCAGTTAAAGAAGGCGGATTAAGTGGCAAATCATTAATTCCATATAATAAAAAATTAATAAAACATATTGACGAGAATTATAAAGATACGACAATTATTGCAGGGGGTGGAATAACCACCATAGATGATATTATTATGTATAAAGACCTTGGTGCTAAACATTTTGCTTTTTCTTCTGTCATGTTTCATCCATTAAAGTTTTTAACCTTGTATTATCAAATTAAAAAATACAATATCTAATTTATACAATAATTCTATTAATATTACAAAGTTGCCAGTCATCATTATGAACCATCAAATTTCTTTCAAATTCAAATACATCAACTCTGTCTTGTAATTCAATTAATAATTTTACTTTTTGTTTTATTGATTGCTGATCCCATATAGATTGAAATTCTGGACCAATCATTCCGGTAGTAATTTCATGAATAAATTCATTTTCGTCATATAATCCTAAAAATTTTCGTTGATTTTTAACTCTTCCATATTTTATCCAATTACCAATTAGTTCTACTTTTTTGATTTTTATTTCTATTTCAATATCTCCAATATTACTATTTTTTCTTAAAATATTCAGTCCATTTGCTAATTTTGGGCAATACAAATTAGAGTTTAAAAAATCATAATTATTTGTATAAGCATAATAGGTTTTATTATATATATCCTCAGTATATTCATTCAACTTATATTCATGAATAAATTTACGCTCATTCTCCATATGCGTTTTATTGTCAGTAACTTTGAAATTTGCTATTTTATTAATTTCTTCTTTAGATTTCCATCCCCATGGATATTTTTGAATATTTATTTTATTGCATAATTTTGGGTTAAAAAATGTTTTAAAAAAATATTTTTTAATCATGTTGATTTATACAGATATTTTAATTAAATAAAATCACAAATATATTTGCTTAGGTCTTCGCTAAATTTTGTATTAATTTGCTTTTCTACTGTAGTGTACCAAGTTTCCATATCCTCTTTCACCATCTCAAGAATATGTATTAATTCTTCACATAGCTTTTTTAAATCCTCATCATAATTATTATTTATACTCAATAATTCACTAGCCTCATTTGTTATGTCTTGTATTTTTTGTTTAAATACGTCACATCTTCGCTTTGAAATCTTGTTATATCCAATTATCATATGATACTTTGTTTTAAACAATGTATATACCTCAATGATTTTTTTGATTTTATTTTTTTTTCTATATAGTTCAAAGTTCTTTTTATGCTTTATATTGCGTTTATGAATTTCTCCATTTTTGTCGTTTGCATGTTGAACAAACTTATTTAAATTCTCAATGCATTCAAATTTTTGATTAAAATCATCTAGTTTAATTTCAATATCTTCTTCGTTCTCATTGTCTTCATGATTTCCATGTACAATAAAGGTACCATGTTTAGGACCTCCTACAATTAGTTCATATCTATAGAGTTCAAACCCAAAATAATCATCCAAGTCTTTCGCATGCCATATTCTTCCTTTAGTACAGTTCGGAACATGAAGAGAAAGATTGTTATCAGTAATGCAATCACATTTATCTGCCCAATAGCAACTCTTTAATTTGACATTTTCATCGATTTCGTTATCGTGCTCCACATTCAAACGTTTTTTTAATAGGGCTCTTAAATCATGATAACTAGGCTCATCAATCATTTTGTTCCATTTTTCCATTAATTCATCTATAATATCATCTTCATCTACAATGCTTTCCAAATGCTTATAAAATTTTCTTTGCATTTCATTATCCTCTTTGATTACACTTTTTACAAGTGAACTTAATTCAACTAACTGGTTCTCAAACATGTTTAATTATATAATTTATACCTTAACTACTTATATAAATCATATTGAAAAACATATCAATTTTTATAAAAATGGCATGTTTTAAGTCTATTGAGAACAGAAAATATTTAAAATAAATGTTTTATATTTTTTTTCAAAATATAACTTTCGGTAAAAATAGTACTAATAACAGATAGACCTAAAATAGCAATAGAACTATTTTGTACTTTCACGTTTGTTAAATATTTTGGGTATTTATCCCAAACAAAATGACGAATACCGCCAAAAGTATGATAAATATTAGGAAATAGAACAGTATAATTAATTATGGTTTTTGCTGGTTGTGGGGCTTTGTCATACAACTCCAATACATTTTTATTAAAAAGTAAAGAACTACCTAATCCAATATACATTCCAGTGATTCCTAGACCAGTAACTCTGTTTGTTATAGAACTAATGGCGGTAATAGGGAATTTATAAATTTGAACATGTGGAGAGACTTTTGTCATAATATTATATTTATCCATAAATATTTAAATATTTCACACATAAACTATTATATGAATCTTTTAATTCCTGATAAAAGTACAAAGTTACTATCATACTATCATAAATCGGCAAAATGGATGATACCATTATCAGTTTCTTCTTATTTATCATATCATCATGGTTTGTCACCATTTAATAACTTTATTTATGTCCCCACCATATTATCAATCGGATATCATTCTTATTTTTCGACAGCATGTATAATTACGGATTATATAAAACCAACGAATTTGGCCCTTCTATCAAGAGCCGCTAATTTAAAATTACATGGGTTATCTACTTTTGGATTTATTTATTTTTTATATAAAAAGAATAAAAATTTTGTTTCTTAATTATATAACTATGAATTTTGCGAGAAGATATTCAAGTACATTCAAAATTTATAGAAATAATAAAGGAAAAGTAAGAATGGATTCTTTTCAGTTTGATAAAAAAGAAGTGGGTCCAATGGTTTTAGACGGTTTGAATCATATTAAAAATAATTTGGATAAAACACTTGGTTTTCGTCGTTCTTGTCGAGAGGGAATTTGTGGGTCTTGTGCAATGAATATAAACGGTAAAAATACGTTAGCTTGTTTAACACCAATAGAAGAGAAAAATACAATTTATCCATTACCACATATGCCAATAATTAAAGATTTAATTCCTGATATGACAAATTTTTATAAACAATACAAAGATATTAAACCATGGTTGCAAAGAAAACCTCCATATGATGTCTTTGAAAGTAGTAAAGATAGTGAAATAATACAGTATCCATCAGATAGAAAAAAACTAGATGGAATGTATGAGTGCATATTGTGTGCTTGTTGTTCAACATCATGCCCTAGTTATTGGTGGAACTCAGATAAAGGTTATTTAGGACCTGCTGTACTAATGCAAGCATTCCGATGGATTGAAGACTCTAGAGATAGACAAACTGAAGAAAGACTTGAATATGTAAATGACGCAATGAAATTATATCGTTGTAAAACGATTATGAATTGTTCGAATACTTGTCCAAAAGGATTAAATCCTGGACAGGCTATAGGTAAACTAAAAAAGAAAGTAGAAGAATATGAAGTGAATAAGCATAGAAAAACATTAAAAATAAATGAAATAAGATAAAATAATTATTTGTATGATTAAATAATTATTTAAATTTGATTATTTTTATTTAACGGGCTTTTTTTCCACAATAAATGAATTTTTTGCTGATATTGTGTTAAACGCAATCCTGGATATTCTTTTTTTATAACTGGTAACTGTTGATGATAAAACTTATTAAATGATAGACTGTCTTCCGTTGAAAAACTACTTAAAATATTATCTAATCCTGTAATTACTTCTTCGTCTTCTTCGAGTGTATTATGAACTTCCATGTCCATAATATTATCATGTTCATAAATCATGCCTTTTTGTATATTTTGTTGTTTTTCTTTTTCCAATAATTCTTTTTCTTCTTTTAGTTTTGCGTTTACTCTTTCTAGTTCTGCAATTTTTTGCAGTTTTTCTTGTTGCTTTTGTTCTGCTTCCTTTTGTGCTTTTGTTTTTGGGGCATTTTTTAATGCTTCATTTAACAACTCGAAGTCGTCTCCTTTTTTCTTTTTTGTTTTTTTCACTTTAGTATTTGTACTTTGAATGTCTGCATTTTCGGCTTCTTCCAGTTCTTTTTTCTCTTTTAGTTTTTGCATTTTTTCCATTTGCTTTTCGTGCTCCATTTGTGCTTTCTTTTCACCTCTTTTATTGGTTCCTTCATTCCAATATTCATTTAATAACTTTTCTTCTTCCGCTTTTTCCTTTTGTTCTTCTTTTTCTTTTTGCTTTAAGAGTTTATTTTTTGAAGGCATTCTATACGTTCTATAAAGATATTGATTTTATATTGTTATATTATACAAAATATGTCTAGCTTAATAAAAGTAGATGAAGAATGTTTAAATAATTGTATCTATGATACAAGCAAACTAATTAATAAAAATTCTAAACTAGTTAGAACAGGTAAAGTACGTGATGTATATGAAACAGAAGATTCAAATTTTATTCTTGTTGCTAGTGACCGTATAAGTGCTTTTGATAGACATCTAACAACAATACCATATAAAGGAGTTGTATTACATAAAGTAAGCAGATGGTGGTTTAATAAGACAAAACATCTTGTCCCGAATCACGTAATTGATGACAGAGACGAAAGAATAATGAAAGTGAAAAAATGCAAGGTTTTTCCAATTGAGTTTGTCATGCGTTCTTATCTTACGGGTAGCACAGATACATCTATATGGAAAAATTACGAAAAAGGGTGCAGGTATTATTGTGGACATAATTTGTCTGATAATATGATAAAAAATCAAAAACTACCAAATATATTATTAACTCCTACAACCAAAGATGAACATGATGAATTAATTAGTGAAAAAGTAATTATTGAAAAAAAAATAATGACTTTGCAAGAATGGGAAACATGTAAAAAGTATGCATATATTCTATTTCAAATTGGCCAAGAAATAGCATTAAAAAATGGTTTAATATTGGTAGATACAAAGTATGAATTTGGCGTTGATGAAAATGGGAAAATTATATTAGTGGACGAATTACATACACCAGACTCTACTCGATATTGGTTTAGTAATACTTATGACGAGAGAATGTCAAAAAGCGAAGAACCCGAATCGATTGATAAGGAGATTATTCGTAAATGGGTTAAAAAAACATACGGAAATCCATACGATCTAAACATTGATATACATATACCAAATGAATTAAGATTAAATTTATCTGAAAAGTACTTACAATTATACAGTTTGATTACAAATAAGCAAATTAATGATAATTAATTTTCAGCTTTTAAATAACTACCAATATAGTATTCAAGAGTTTCAATATCTTCTATTATTTTATCGCTATCCGAATCAATAGAAAGAGTACCATGTCTTTCTAATCCAACTAAATCTTTGTTTAATAAATTATCATAGCAATTTTTGGCCAAATCCATTGAACCAGCATCATGATATTTTACATTTTCACCGATATTACCAACATTAATTTCGGGAAAACATTCTTTTATTTTATTTAATTCTCTAGTCCTATCAAAACCCATATAAGATATAACATTTGGTGGATGTGCATGAATCACAAATGTATCTTTATCAAAAAATTTAGTATTGGTTAATAAAAAAGAATGCATGTGCAATTCTCTTGATGGTTTTCCTTTTTTATCATCATATGATAAATTTCCAGCATGATCAAAATGAACCTTAAGAATTTGATTTTGATGTAAATCGTTTTTTCTAACAGAAGTTGGTGAAATTAAAAAGTAATCTTTATTTTTAGGTTTAAAACTAACATTTCCATCTCTCGCACTGATTAGCCTTTTAGAAAACATATACTTCATTAAATTCACCAAGTTTTTTTCCGCGTTCATATATATTTTCTAAAGATTAAAAAGAGTTTAGTTATTATCTTTGCAAAAATTATACGTTTTTAATCATGAAGTATTACGCATTTCGTTCAGAGTTAGGATACAATTCAATGATAAGAGAAGGTAAAGTATTTGCTTTTACAGGAAATGAAACTTTAAGATATATATTAGAAACAAATTATGATTTAGTAGAAATTATGAGTACATTTCGTATTCACTTGATTCCTAGGCTATATATTCTTGGAAAATATTTAAGATTTAAAAAAAAATATAAAATGCCTCGAGATTTATTAAAACGAGAATTAGGTCTTATTCATTTTGTATTTAATTAAATATATTTTTATATAACGTTATATATAATGACACTAATTACATTCGAAGAATATCAAAAATTACCCAAGGGTAAACTTACAAAGGACACGTATAAAGAAAAAAGTTCTGCACAAACAAAGGTAGTCAATAAACGAAAAAAAGGTACTCGTGTAACTAAAACTAAAAAAAATCAAACAAAAAAAGAATCACCAAAGAAAGTAGAAAGTAATTTTATCCCTGGTGTAGAATATTACATTGAAGATACTACAAGAAGAAAAAATGAATTTAAAGAGGTCTACAAAGGAACCTTTGTAAAAACAAGAACGTACGAGAATGGTGATGTTTATGTTGAATTTGACAATGTAAAAAAGTTAGTTGCTCCGTTTGGTGTTCGTGGAATACCATCTGGATTTAGTTCAAAAGGACATCGTTTTATAGAAGTAAAATAAATATTGTTATCATTATTAAATTATAATATATTCATGTTATATGATTAAATATATTATAAAAAATTTACCTCTTCCTAATGATATTATAGATAACATATATTCTTATCTTGATTTATTGGTTGAAATTAAAAAGAAAGAGAAGATTTGGTTTAAGCGATTAATAACAGACGATTTTTATTTGTATTCCCGCGATGATTGTTCTCTTACAAAATATTTGCTTATTAAAGAAGAAGGCATGTTAAAAATATTATTGAAAAATAATGCATACAATTTAATAAAAAATATACATTATTCAAACTTAAAGATTAAATAACAGCAAAATTACTTTTCAAAATATTATTTTTTATAGTTATATTATAATGAAAGGTTTTTTATTTCCATTTAATACATGCGAGAAAATAAATAAAAGAGGATTCATTCAACAACCATATTCAGCAATTATAAATGGCATTAGTGCAATAATAGTATTGTTCTTTTTATTACATACAAAATTAGGACCTTTATTTTATTTATTTTTATCTATCTTTTTCTTTCAAATCTACCATATGTTTTCACATATGCTTCATATCAATGGTAATATTCAAACAAACACGATTCATATAATCTCATATTTGGTGAATTTTTCTTTATTTTATGTATTATATGAAAAATCAAAACAAGATTTAAACATTTATTTCTTATTTTTATACGCTTTTTTGATATTACTTGATTTATATGCATTTTTTCACTTAAGTACAATATATTTTATTCCTACTCAAGTAATTTTATTTATGTCTTTATTATTTTACTATTATCAGCAATTGCCTAGTTTACTAAAAAATAATTTGTCTATTTTGCTAATCAATATTTTAATTATTTATGGTTTGGTGTTAAATGAAAAGTACAATTGTAAAAATATGTTAGAAATGTTTCCAAACTTCCCTTTTCATATTTTTATAGAAATTTTTGGGTTGCTATTTTTTTCATTTTTTAGTTTTAGTTTCTATCAGGAAAATGCATATAAAGAATAAATTTTACTACATTATAACTTTATATAAAGTTCAGGGTCAATGGTCTAGTGGTATGATTCCTGCTTTGGGTGCAGGAGGCCGGGGGTTCGATTCCCTCTTGACCCCAAAAATAATAAAATTGATAAAAAAATAATTTACTAGAGAAAAAGAAAAGTAATTAACAATGAATCCTTTTATATTTTGTGCAACTACCAATACTAGAAAATTCACAGTAGATAAGTTACAATACTGTGTATCTCATTTTGCTAACATAAAAAAAATTATATATCAGCCTACATGTAATTTTGATTATGCTTTTGTTCATATCAATGAATGGAAAGAAAATTCGTCTTCATTGATTGAAAGTATTTATTATCATAAAGAAGCTAATATTAATATGAATAGAAACGGCAATTATTGGATATTTACCCCGATTGAAAATTATCCAAACAATTACATTAGTTTCAATAAAAATGAATATGAAAATAAATATATTTTACGTGAATTATTACATTAATCTTACCTGTCAAAATATATTTGTAACTAGTATAAATATATTTTTATTATTAATGTATAATGCAGTTTCATTTTCATGTTTTTTTATTTTTTGCAACATTGATATATGCATGTGGATTTAAATCTAAAATAATTCAAAAATCATTATTGTTGCCAAGTAAAAATCCAGCAAAATATAATATTATATTTTTTCCTGGTTATGATAAAAAGCCTTATTCTTATAAAAATTTATGCGATAAAATTAATGAAAGATTAGATGATAGTGTAAATTTCTTAGTTTTAGATTACGATTTTAAAACACCTTTTTTCTTAGAACGTCACTGTAATGAAATTACAGTTGAATGCTTAATGCATTTGAAGTCTTTAAATAAAGATGCAGAAAAAACATATTTAATGGGTCATTCAGCAGGTGGCTATTATGCTATCGAACCAGCTGAAAAATATTGTGATGGTCTTATACAATTAGGCTGTACATTGAATTCCCGCGGAAAACTACCTTGGAAAGAAACTTCACTTCAAAAATATAGAAAACCCGTATTGACATTATTGGGAGAAAAAGATGGATATTTTAGTTATTTGAATTCTATACAAGAATATTATGATTTATTTAAAAATGAAAGACCTCGTAAACCAATTGTTATTGAAAAAGATGTAAATCATTTACAAATGTGTGATAATATTGAATCAAACATGGCAAAATTTATACAAAAAAAAGATTGTCCTTCTCCATTAACGTTGGAACAGGCACATGATAGATTATCATTTACAATTGCAGGATTTATAAATAATGATACCTTTATTCATTATAAAAATAATCAATCTATGGCTAAAATAAATCAATATAAACAATTAGCAGATAGTGTAAATAATGTATCTATTCGAACACAATATTGTGTTATATGTCCAAAAAAATCGACCTTACTTCCAATTCAAAATACAATGCATAGTGATTTAAGAGAATTTATCTCATCTAAGCCAAAAATCCATGATGACGGTTTGATTTCAACACATTCTTATGTACAAAAAACATTCAAAAATAATTTGTACTCACCTAGTTTATGGATTAAAACGAAAAATCAAGAAGCTATTAAAATTCATCCTAAATATCAGTATTTGGAAACCAAAAGTGAAACCAGTGCTGCTGGATTAAATAGAAAAATTTTTAAAAAATATTTTACAGGAAAAAATAGTACCTTTGTCTTTTTTGAACATGATACGGTATATGATAATGTTTTATCATCGGCAAGGTGGATTACAGACGAAATCTCTGTTGTTTATAATGAAAAAAATGAAACATTGCATATACGCAGTCCTGTTTTGTATTCAGGAAATAAATATATTCCTAGATACGCTGGAATGAAATATATGAAATTATTAACACCACAAATGGTAAAGGAAATAGAAAGTCTCTATTTTTAATGCATAATATAAGTTTTTATATTATGTATTTACTTTCATTGTTCTAACAATTATTGCATTCGCAATTGTTACATTCACAGGATTCCTTGCAGTCTTTGCAATCACAACCACCACGAAGACGCAATACTAAGTGAAGGGTGGATTCCTTTTGAATATTGTAGTCGCTTAATGTGCGACCATCTTCGAGTTGCTTTCCAGCAAAGATTAAACGCTGTTGATCCGGAGGAATACCCTCTTTTTCTTGAATCTTGGCTTTTACATTATCAATAGAATCTGAGGGTTCAACTTCTAAAGTGATAGTTTTTCCAGTTAAAGTTTTGACAAAAATTTGCATGCTATATATTATAACTAAAAGAAAATATTTATATCTATTTATATTTATCTTTACTCTGGTAATTTCATATTAAAACTTGTTCCACAACCACATTTGCTTTGAATATTATCATTTATAAAATCAAAACGAGATCCCATAATGTCTTCTATGTAATCTATTTTCGTTCCCAATAAAAAAAGCATACTTTTATTGCATAAATACAAGTTATATTCACCAAGAGGGTATACTTCATCTAATTTATGTGGTTTTTCATCTTTTTGTAAAACATCAAATTTATATGAGAAACCATTGCAACCACCGCTTTTTAAATATAATAAGGCACTTTTTCCATTTTGCTTAATTAAATGTGTTAATTTGCTTTTGGCTAGATTTGTTATTGTAATCATTATATATTTTAGCTAGGTAAATTAAATTGACATATCTACGTTTAAAGAGGTCTGTATTACACCTTTTCTCATTTAAAATGCTCATTTTTATGAGAGTACCTTGAATTTTTTACAAACAGTAATTCCATGACGTACTGGAAAATTTTCACTATGTTTAGAATGGTCTGTGGAAATACTAAAAATATCATAACCTAAATTTTTAAATGTATTAACCATTAATCTTTCTACTGGTTGATGAGCATACCCGTTATCTTTTTCAATAAAAATACCACAATGTTGATAAGGTGGATAATGTAGATTTGTATCATGTAATGCTAAAATTGTATTATCATTTATAATATTATTATTTACAAATTTATGAAAAATATCCATTTGTATCATATCATGACAATCAAAAAAAACTAAATCTAAAGGTTTATTATCTAACTCATTTATTGTTAAATCTAACGCATTTTTAATTATAACTTTATGGTTTTCAGAAAGAACCTGAACTGGGTTTATATCACAAGTATATAAAATTCCATCTTTACTAAAAGATAAGGCTTTTAAAAAATTTTTTGCACTATATCCGCTTAAACCTCCTATTTCTAAAATTCGTTCTAATCTACACCCACGAATAATAGAATATAAAAATAACGCTTCGTCATCCTGAATAGGACCAGAAACATTTTGATTTTCTGGTTGTGTTAAATGTGCTAAATCATAATTAACCATTATATATAGATATTATTGAGAGGAAAAATATTTATTTTAAACGGATACTAAATGGGCATTTTAAATGAGAAAAGGTGTAAAAGCAATGAAAATGGGTTAAATACTAAAATTATATAACAATTGTTTTTGTATTTTCAGCAATAACTGTTCCAACAGGTTCACTTTTTGTGACATTTTCAACTTTTGTGTAAATAATAGATACATTTTTATTTGATTTATAGCGTGATTTTGACTTACATAAAACTGCTCCTTGCGTGACAATTTGTCTTAATTGCTTTTTGTCTAATTTTTTATCAACCGGGATGGATGCTATAACATGGCATGATGATTCTCCTTGAATATGAAACCACAAATCATTTGGATTTGCTTCATCAATTATATCAAAATTATTTTGTGAATTTTTTCCAATAGTGTATAATACATTGCATTGCAAGGATGGAATTTGAATTTCTTGTTGCATCTTTAATTTTTTATTAATTTATTGATTAATAAAAAAACTTTATTCGTTATCAATTTTCTTACTTTGTATAAATAATATAAGGTATCAAATATACTAATCCAATTAAAATAAGTAAATTACTATGTAAGTTAAATGTTGTAAAATAGTAACTTGCTAAGAATGCAATTACTAACATAAAACTATCTCCTAATATTGCTTTGTAACTAACTTCATTTGCGTAATCCTTAAATAGGTCTAACATATTGTTTACTTTTCTAGGAATGCTTGTGAAAAACATAAAAAATGAAACGTCATGAATAACTTGAACAAATAGCAAAACAAATAAGAATGTAATCACATTAAAATTCAAATGAAAGAAGGTAAAGATAAACTTAGTAATTAATATTCCTATAACTAATATTAATACGTCCGCAATAACAGCACTAAGACGATATTTTTCATACCATGTTTTTAATTCTTTTGATTCAAAATAAGGGGTATAGTATAAAATAAACAACACTATTAAATCAGCTAAAATACTACCATTCAAAATAGGTAAAAAATGGGATATTTCATAAAAATTTGCAAAAGAACTCATATATATAATTGTTTGTTATTTTATTTCATACATAGATTGAAAAATAGTTGTCCATTTTTTATGATTTTCTTTTAGTTTTTGAATATGTTCTTGGTCTACATAATCTAATATTGCATAATTTGCTAAAAATTCTCTTTTTAAAAATGCATCAAAATTGATATTAGATATGCATAATACAAACAAATCGTGCATGAAAGCATGCATATTTACATTTAAAAAATCATTAAAATCTTTAATATATTTATCCCATTCATTTGAATGCTTTACGGGTGGAGTTGATGTATTTGTGTATATACTTTGTTGAGAAGTAATAAAGTGTGTAATAGATTCATTATTATTGCTTTCTCTATACACATATTGCTTTTCTTTTAATCTTCCAAATAGCCATTTATTATCTTTCCTTCGCAAATATGCACTTAATAGGACATCACAGCATGGTTGGTCTATAATATTTATATTTTTCTCTATTTTTTCAAAGAAATGGTTTAGTATATCTTTATGAATACAATAATTCCAATATTCGTGTCCTTGTTCTCTATGGTCTTTTTCAAATGTAGATTCATACACACCAGCAAGATTTAACATCGAATTTTTTATATATTCTTCATGTAATACTATTTGTTCTCCGATTTTAAATGTTCTATCTGGTAAATATTTATCATCGTCATCACAAAACATAATCCATTTATGACAACTATCCATTTCTTTGCAAAGCATTTCAAAATGATGCATTTGAGAACATTTGTTTTCACGGACTAATATATTTAGGAATGCACAATTTTTTGTACATTGATTTTCAGTAATATTTTTAAATGCTTCCTTCATTAGAACCTCATTATCGAAACTAATAGATACATATATCGTAATACTCATTTTTTGATTTATTAGGGATTCTAAGCACTCGACCAGAAGTGGTATTCTTTCTTGTTTTGTAATATGTGATGCAACAAAAATGCAAAATTCTTTAGGATGGATTTCCATTATTTAAATTAGTATGGTTTTGTTTAATATTTTTTAATAGGTATATAATATAAATATACTATTCATGAGTCGTAAAAATACTGATTTTATAAAAAAGAATATAAGAGATACTGACAATATGGCAAAAGATGAACTAGAACGAGCTATAAGAGAGCATGATAGTAATAAAAATAAAACTGTTAAAAAGAAAAAGGAAAAAGGAGTAAATTTAGGTCCAGCCATTGTTGCTCCACCATTAAAAGTTGGCGAACCTATAAATAAAAAATTACTAGATGTTCAACCAATAAAACCTAATTTGTATGAACATTTAAATGATAAATCAAAGTCACGTGAGCCATTATTTTCAAATAAGCCAAAAACAAGAGAACCATTATTTTCAAATAAGCCAAAAACACGAGAACCATTATTTTCAAAATCGGAAAAGAAAACAGATTATCAGAATCAGGACTATTTTTTTGTTTTTTCTCAAGATAAAAAAAATCAAAATTTAGAATTAAATTACGTTATTTTTTATAAAGGTGAGAAAAATGGCAATATAGAACTAAAATATTATGGTGATTTGTTAGATAGTGAAGAAACAATTAAAAATGATAAAGGCGAAAAGAGCCCCACGGGTATTTATAATATGCCCGAAATTAAGGAATTTGAAAAAGATAAAACTATTCCTTTGAATGAAAGTAAAACTTGGTATTTTGTTCAGCCGATGGGTGATAGCGTTGAATTAAATCAATATTTCAAAAATACAAAAGATGGTTTAGAATTAAAGAATGCATTTTTCTGTACATTTTTAAATAACTTTGAATTGAAAAATGATAGTATCACTTTAAACAAATTGAAAAATGAATTACTCCTTCCATTTGAATCATTAAAACTGAAGACTAATTTTAACTATGATATATTACAATTAAAAATGATTGCCGAAAGTGATGATAATTATTCTAAAAAATGGGATTGTGATGGTGAAGAAGATGATGATAATGATACTGAAATTGAGATAGATGATGAGGAAGAAGAAGAAGCTTTAAAAAAATATATTCAAATGATGGAAGAAGAACAAAAAGAAAAAGAAAGAGTACAAGAAGAGAAACGTATTCAAGAAGAAAAAGAAAAGGAGTTAGAGGAAGCAAAAAAGAAGGCAGAAGAAGAGCAAAAACAATTAGAAGAGGAAAAGAAACGTAAGGAAGAAGAGGAAAAGAAACGTAAGGAAGAGGAAGAAAAGAAACGTAAGGAAGAAGAGGAAAAGAAACGTAAGGAAGAAGAGGAAAAGAAACGTAAGGAAGAAGAGGAAGAAAAGAAACGTAAAGAAGAAGAAGAAAGAATGAAAAAAGAAGAAGAAGAGGCAAAAAAGAAGGCAGAAGAAGAAGCAAAGAAGTTAGAAGAAGAAAAGAAAAGATTAGAAGAAGAAGAAAACATGCGTATACAAGAAGAGGAAAGAAAAAAAGAGGAGGAGAGGATTCGTAAAGAAGAGGAAGAAAAAAAAATACAAGAACAAATAAATATTCAAAAGGAAAAAATTAGAGAAGCCGCTATATTAGCAGCAAAAGCAGCAAGTGATAAAGAAGAAAAACGTATAGAAGAAGAAACGCGTAAGGCAGAAGAAGAACAAAAACGTTTAGAACAACAAAAGAAAGAAGAAGAAGAAAAGAGACGTAAAGAAGAAGAAGAAAGAATGAAAAAAGAAGAAGAAGAGCGAATTGAACATGAAAGAAAAATGAAACTTTTACAAGAGGAAGAAGAGCGATTGAAAAAGGAGGAAGAAGAACGATTAAAAAAGGAGGAAGAAGAGCGATTGAAAAAGGAGGAAGAAGAACGATTGAAAAAGGAGGAAGAAGAACGATTGA